CCGGCCAGCTCCCGGCCAGCTCCCGGCCAGCTCCCGGCCAGCTCCCGGCCAGCTCCCGGCCAGCTCCCGGCCAGCTCCCGGCCAGCTCCCGGCCAGCTCGGATATGCGATACCTGGGGGGTAGATCGCATATCCGGGTCCCTTGCCCGGGGCCCGTGGCTATCGGGTCAAAAACGGCGGAAATCCGCCAATCTGGCCGCGATCCGGCCCGCCGCCGCCCGCCGCCCGGGGGGATCGGGTATAAGACCATGTTTATCGCAAACGATTAGTGATATTTTTTGTATCGACACAAATAACTTATACTACTAAGATACATCGCATACCCCGTAGCTAGAAACTTTCTCTGGGTCCCCCGAAAGATGTCGAACAACCTGTCTCCCGAAGCGGAATCAAAAAGGTTAAAGCTACAACTTCGTTTGGCGCAGCTCGAACGTAACGAAAAATGCCAGAATGACTTTTTAACCTTTGTCCGCGCCATGTGGCCCGAGTTCATCGCAGGGCGACATCATAAAATTATTGCAGAAAAATTCGAACGCGTAGCGCGGGGCGAGTTAAAGCGCCTGATAATCAACATGGCTCCGCGGCACACGAAGTCTGAGTTCGCATCTTTTTTGTTTCCCGCATGGATGATGGGCCGCGTTCCGCGAATGAAGATCATTCAGGCGACACATACGACTGAGCTTGCGGTAAACTTTGGCCGTAAGGTTAAGAACCTGATCGAAGCTGATGAATACCGGGAGGTTTTCCCTGATGTAAAGCTGGCTGTTGACAGTAAGGCTTCTGGTCGTTGGGACACGAACAAGGGCGGGATGTATTACGCTGTTGGTGTTGGTTCGAATCTCGCGGGCCGCGGCGGTGATTTGGTGATTATTGATGATCCTCATTCGGAGCAGACTGCGATGTCTGCGAATGGTTTTGATGATGCGTGGGATTGGTACACTGGGGGCCCTCGGCAGCGTCTCCAGCCCGGAGGTTCCATTGTTTTGGTCCAGACTCGGTGGTCTGAGAAGGATATGACGGGTCAGTTACTTCGTTCTATGGCGAAGGACCCTTTGGCGGATCAGTGGGAGGTTGTTGAGTTACCGGCTATTTTTGAAAGTGGGGAGCCTTGTTGGCCGGAGTATTGGTCTCTTGAGGATTTAACCGCGGTCAAGGCGTCAATTCCGACTTCCAAGTGGAATGCTCAGTATCAGCAGAACCCTACGGGTGATGACAACGCTATTATTCCTCGGGAGCAGTGGAAGCGGTGGGATAAGACCGTTGTCCCGCAGTTAGAATTTGTCATTCAGAGTTATGACACGGCGTTTAGTAAGCGTGAGACGGCGGATTATTCGGCAATAACGACGTGGGGTGTTTTTTATCCAGATGAGGACGGCATCCCGAATTTAATTTTATTAGATAGTAAGAAGGGCCGTTGGGATTTTCCGGAGTTGAAGCAGGTTGCTTTTGAGCAATATGGTTACTGGGACCCCGACACCGTCATAATCGAAGCTAAGGCGAGTGGTATGCCTTTGACGCAGGAATTACGTCAAACGGGTATCCCTGTTGTAAATTTTACGCCGTCTAAAGGTGCGGACAAGGTCACGCGGGTTCACGCGGTTTCTCCTTTATTTGAGGCTGGGATGGTTTGGGCCCCCGACGAGGTGTTCGCGGAAGAGTTAATAGAAGAAGTTGCAGCTTTTCCCAATGGAGAATATGATGATTTGGTGGATAGTATGACGCAGGCGTTGATGCGCTACCGTCAGGGCAACTTTGTGCGGCTTCCGACGGATGAGTATGAAGACGAGCCGGTCAATCTGAAGGTCATGGCGTATTACTAGGGCGGAGACGTATGGGCGAATCAAAGGTTGATCTAGGCGCGGGTAGTCCTTCTTTTGGAATTGGCGGTTATCAGGTAACCCCCCGAGTGTTTTTTGAGGGCTCTCAGACGGGTCGTACGCCAACGGTCTCGTTGCCCGAGGGGGACGTCCTTTATGACCAGCAAGATTTTAATGTTTCCGGGAAACTTGGCGCGGACGTCCAAACCCCCGGAGGAGACACGTTCGGCGCAAGTGCCGCGGGCTATGCTTATCGTGGCGGGATAGAGTTCCCGGATGCGATGAAGAATTATGGTGCCGAAGACCTTACGTATAACTCTCGCGGCGTGGAACCTTCCGAGTACCGCGGTTACTACCAGATGAAAGACGGCCCGCGGGCCGAGGGCTTTTATCGCCCGTCTGCGGACCCGACGCGTGAGGATGAGTATGGTGGCCGTGTAAGTTACACCACCAGCTTTGAAGATGGCGGAGAGGTCGGATATTACCCGGATGGCCCCAAGGTTGATCTAGGCGATGGAGCCGCGAAAGTCGCAGCGGACATCGCGGACCTCGGGCCTTATCTTGAAGGCAACTATATAGCTCAGTTGGGTCTGGATTCGCTTCCTCTGGATCGTATTTTTGAGCTTAAAGGAAAGTACAATACAGCCGGTTTCTATTCCCCCCAAGACGCTTCAGCCCGACGGCTCAGCATATCCGACAGGTTTGCTTTGGAGGAGATGACTGCTCAAGGTCGAGACCCTTCTTCACTTTTTGACCCTAGTCTTAGGGGGGTCGTTTCAAATCCTCTCAAGGATTATTTGTCTTACAGCTATCCCGATGCCTCTTCGGGAGACACGTACGTTGAGCCTTTTGATACAAAGATTGGAAGCCGTTTTTCGCGGCCCGGGGAAGAGTTTCCGAGACCAAAGGAAGAAGAGTACCTAGACCGCGATCTGACTGAAGAGGAATCCCGCCGCCAAGCGCTAGGAACTCTAGTACACGAACTGACACACGCGGGGGACGTTGCGTTAACCAGAACGCTTCAAGCAGACGACGAACCCTATAACGCGGGACGTGACCTTGGCGAAAATTATGCCAGACTTATTGATATAATGAACAGAGACAGGGGCATTGGCACTCTTCAATCCGATCTAGGCAGGGAATATGAGGGACGGGCCGTGTCCAAGGGCATTCAAGGGCGGTACATTGGCGACCCGTTTGAGACAAGTGTACGAAAAGACGGGTTCTTTAATACGCGAGAGCGGCTTGACCCGAAAGACTTTGAAAAGGCTGTATTGGGCATTCCTGCTCAGGATGCAGCAAGGCGCGAATTATTTCGGCGCATGGCCGAGAGAACACCTACGGGTGGATATGCAGAAGGCGGCCCGGTGTCCGCGGGCCTTGGCTCGTTGCCCGCGTCCGAGAACATTCTTACAAGTGGATCAATCAGTATGTCGCCGTCCAAGTATCCGAACGTAGACCCGCGGACCGCGGCCCTTGGCTCACAGATACTCAAGAAGGCCAAAATACCCGGCAAGTTCCCCGATATGCTAAGTAACGCGGACCCTAAAGTTATCGGCCAGATCAACCGGATCATGGCTCGTCCCGAAGGGAAGCGTTTGCAGTCCCCCACCGAAGGCATTTCTTTGCTCATGCCGTCTGGAAAAAAAACAAGTTAGATGGACGGCGTAATCGACATTAGATTATTGATTACACTGGGCGGGATATTGTTTTCCGTAGCGGGGGCGGCAGCCGTTGGAAAGATGCAGATTTCCAGCATTCTTAGCAGTTTGGGGGATATTGAGAAGCGCCTCCGCGCTGTAGATAAAAGGATTGACCTTTTGGAGACGTCAACGGAGACTCAGGAGCAACGGTTAAAAATCTTGGCAGCGATGTCCAGTCCGGAGAACATGCGCCGCGACCACATGCAGATTGCTGAAGTGTTGGCAAACGTAAATTTCCTTCGTGAGGAGGTAGAGCGTTTAAGAAAGCTACATAACGGCGCTCATCCGCCGGTTGCTTCAGAACGGCACGGCGTGTGAGCCGTGCAAGGAAAAGTAGTGATTATCCGGATACAAGGGTATAAGATAAGACACTTTTTGAAAGGTAAGTGATCCATGGCTATCGAACCGCGGCCCATGGCGGGCCTTATGGACACTAATGTCCCTTCTCAGTTAGACGAGGAAGACCTCGCGGCGGAGATTGAAATCGAGCTTCCGGGTTCGATGGACAACAACGTTATAGAGATGCTTTCGGAGGAACCTCCGGAAGAAATAGAAATTTACGAAGACGGCGAAGACACCATTGTTGACTTCGAACCCAGCGACACGCGTGGGGAGAGCGAAGAATTTTTTGAGAATTTGGCCGAGGAGCTTCCCAAATCAGAGCTTGGGTATATTTCCGGGCAGCTTCTGGACGAGTACGAAGGAAACCGTTCTAGCCGTCAGGAGTGGGAAGACGCGTACGCTGACGGTTTGGAGCTTCTTGGGTTTTCGTATGACGAGCGCACGCAACCGTTCCGCGGGGCTTCCGGCGTAACCCATCCTCTCTTGGCAGAGGCTGCTACACAGTTTCAGGCTCAGGCGTTCAACGAAATGCTTCCAGCCAGTGGCCCTGTTCGGGCGGCTGTTTTGGGGTCAGAAACCTCTGAAAAAGAAAAACAAGCGGGCCGCGTCCAAGAGTTTATGAATTATTACATCACTAACGTGATGGAAGAGTATACGCCTGAGTTCGACCAGATGATGTTCTATCTACCGCTGGCGGGCTCGACCTTCAAAAAGGTGTATTACGACGAGATGCTAGGAAGGGCCGTAAGTCGGTTTATTCCGGCGGAAAACCTTATTGTACCGTACAACACGTCGGACCTAGAGACGTGCCCGAATATTTCTCAGGTCGTCAAGATGTCCTTGAACGACTTACGCAAGTTTCAGGTTTCGGGGTTCTATCGGGATGTCCCGGTTATTCCCGGGGAGCCTGAAGACAACAGCGTACAGAACGAAATCGACCGCATAGACGGCAGCTCACCTTCCCAGACAGACTACGACTGTACCCTTTTGGAAAGTCATGTTGATCTTGACTTGGAGGGCTACGAAGACCTTGACGAAGACGGTGAGCCAACCGGAATTAAACTGCCGTACATCGTAACTCTGTCCATGGACAACGGTCAGGTTCTTGCTGTCCGCCGTAACTTCCGCGAGGAAGACGAGCTTCGTAAGAAGATACAGTATTTTGTACACTACAAATTCCTTCCGGGGTTCGGCTTCTATGGTCTTGGACTAATCCACACTATTGGCGGACTATCCCGGACGGCCACTGCGGCGTTACGTCAGCTAATTGACGCGGGCACTCTCTCTAACCTGCCAGCCGGGTTCAAGGCCCGTGGTATGCGGATAAGGGACGACGATGACCCGCTCCAGCCCGGTGAGTTCCGGGACGTTGACGCGCCCGGTGGTCGCATTTCCGACAGTTTAATGGCCCTCCCGTTCAAAGGTCCGGACCAGACACTGTTCCAGCTTCTCGGTTTCGTTGTGGACGCCGGACGTCGCTTTGCGACAATCACGGACATGAAGGTAGGGGACGGGAACCAGCAGGCTGCGGTCGGTACGACGGTTGCTCTTCTGGAACAAGGTTCGCGGGTAATGTCCGCGGTCCACAAACGTATGCACTACGCCATGCGTCAGGAGCTAAAGCTTCTTGCAAGCGTTGTTTCCGAGTACCTTCCGCAGGAGTACCCGTATAGCGTTGAGGGTGCAGAATCCTCGGTCATGTCAAAAGACTTTGACGACCGGGTTGACGTTGTACCGGTTTCGGACCCGAACGTGTTCAGTCAGGCGCAGCGTATTGCGTTGGCACAGGCGAAGTTGCAGTTGGCTCAGTCGGCCCCTGAAATGCACAACATGTACGAAGTCCTTCGTGGCATGTACGACGCGTTGGGTGTGCGGGATACCGACAAAATTCTTCGCCGTACTACGGACGAAGAGCCTGTTCCGTTGGACCCTGCTCAAGAAAACATAAACGCTTTGGACATGATACCTCTGAAAGCTTTTGAGGGTCAGGACCATCAGGCTCATATTATGGCCCACATGGTTTTTGGTTCGACACCGTTGGTGGGGTCCTCCCCCACAATCGCAGTGTCTCTCCAGAAGCACATCATGGAGCATGTCCGGCTGGAGGCGTCTGAAGCGGCCCTTGTACAGTACATGCAACAGGTTGGTGCGCGACAGGGCCAGCCTTTGTCCGAAGAAGAGATGTTGCAGGTAGAGGCTCTTACGGCTCAGCTTATCGCCCAAGGTATGCAGATGCTCAAGCAGCTTAGTCAGAAAGTTTCTGGCGGGGACGCACCTGACCCGGTTGTTCAGCTTAAAGAGCAGGAGCTTCAGATCAAGGCCAAGGCAGAAGAGAATGACGCTGCGGTGGATCAGGCCAAGCTTGCTCTGGACCAGCAGAGTTTACAGGTTCGTAACCAGCAGTTTAACCAGCGCCTTCAGAGCCAAGAGCAGCAGACGCAGTCTCGCATTCAGGCGGCGATGGACCGTGAGTATTTGAAACAACAGACGAAAAGGGGCCAATGATGGCTAGTGTCAAGATTGTAAGCAACAAACCGGAAAAATCCCCCAAGGCTGTCGCATATGCGGACATTAAGGGGCAGGGCCGCATTCCGTACGGCAAGACGCAGGACGTAAAAATCCCGGACTCCATGAAAAGAGCCACGGCCCGCGGCATGGGTGCCGCGCAGCGTGGGGGTGGCTACTGGTCCTGCTAAGGTCGGACCTAACAGCCCCCAACCCAAGAAACCCTAACTGTACAAAGGTGAATCCATTGACTCAAATGATCGCGATGTCCTACGGTGAAGTGTTTATCATTGCAATAGTGGTCGGGGGACTATTGTTTGCCGCGTTTAAAAAGTGATTGGCATAATAGGGTCGATACTCGGCCCGCTTATTGGTGGCGTCAGGGACTACGTCAGTACCGGACAGGAAATCAAGAAGGCCGAATCCGCTAATAAGGCCCGGCTGCTCCTTGATAGTCAGTCGAACAACTCTGAGTGGGAAATGGCCAGTCTCACAGACAAAGACCGCTGGTTGAGGCGAGGGTCTTTTTCCATGTTTGCCGCACCTTTTTTCTGGGCACTATACGACCCGGCGGCTGTCGAGCAATACTTCACTATAGCGCTAGCGGCGATGCCGGACTGGTATATAAAAATGTTTGGAGCAATGGTGGGGGGTGTTTGGGGCATCTCAGCCTTAAAAAACACCGCGCCTGCTCTAGTTGGTGGAATACTAAAGGCCATCAAAAAGTAAAGTGTACTCCGAGAACCAGAGACTGGGGAAGCTGGGAGAGACAATCCTTCAAATGACCCTTTTAGAAAAGGGCTTCATGGTTTTTTTCCCAATCTCCTCTCAGGGCCCTGTTGATCTTGTCGCTATAAGCTCTGAGGGGGTCACTCACTTCTTTGACGCTAAGGTTGATCGAGCCCGTATTAACCCGGGAAGGCTAAAAGCTGAACGGATTTACCGAGTCCGGAGCAGGCTCCAGAAAAAGCTGGGTGTCCATATAGCGTATGTAGATATATACAAAAAAACCGTCCACTTCGTACCCCCTCTCAAGGTTTGACCTAGTGTCACCTAGTGTCGTATAAACTCCCATTCAACTTTCCCTTAAAAGCGGATAAATATCATAATGAATGAGATATTTCTTGCAGAGGCAACCTTTCGTCTGATAAAAGAGAGACGCTCTCTCGTACTGGACGTCCTTCAATACAACAACGTCAAATCAATGGAGCATTACCGAGAACTCATGGGTGAGTTAAAAGCCCTAGAGTTGATTGAACAGGAACTCAAGGGCCTGCTAGAAAAACAGGAGCGACAAGATGACTAAAACGGCAACCGCTAACTTCTCCGACGTTGGAGAAGCTGCGGAAAAAGTAGCTTCCGCGTATGTTAGTAAAGAAGAAAGGGTCTTAGACCCTACCCTCCTTGATAAAGCTCTTATAGAGCGTATCCCCAACCCAACGGGCTGGAGACTTGTTGTCCTCCCGTATCGTGGAAAAGGGAAAACCGAAGGCGGGGTTTTGCTTCCGGACAAAATAGTCGATGACAACCAGATTGCCACGCAAGTCGGTTATGTTCTTAAAGTAGGCCCTCTGGCTTACAAGGACACTGACAAGTTTTCGGGACCCGCGTGGTGCAAAGAAACCGACTGGGTAATGTTTGCGCGTTACGCCGGTTCCCGTTTTCGCATTGACGGTGGGGAAGTTCGAATCCTCAACGATGATGAGGTTTTGGCGACTATTTCCGATCCGGAAGACGTTTTACACATGTAGGAGGCCTTTATGGCAGACGATCAGGTTGAGTTTGATACCGACGAAGAAGAGGTGTCGATTGAAATCGAAGAAACCGCTTCAAACGAAGACGGCGTTATCCTTACGGAAAGCGGCGAGGCTGATGAGTTTGACAAGGCTCAAAACGCGACACAGAAGCGAATCAATCAGCTTACGAAGAAAATGCGTCAGGCAGAAAGAGAGAAGGACGAAGCTGTCCGTTACGCTCAGACTGTTCAAGGTGAGGCAAATACCCTAAAGGCCCGTGTAGACGAGCTAGATAGCGGTTATGTTAATGAGTTTAGCGGAAGGGTTCAAAGCGAGCTTTCTTCCGCAGAGAATGATCTCAAGAACTCAATAGAGATCGGCGACACGGACGGTGTTGTGTCCGCGCAGCGCAAGATAACGGCGCTTGCCATTCAAGCGGATCGAGCGTCTCAGGCACAACGCAACAGTGAAATGCAGCGCCAGCACGCCGAGTTGCAACGTCAGCAGATGCAGCAACAGGCGCAGCGGCCCGCTGCCCAACCCCAACCTCGTAGACCGGACCCTAAAGCAGAGTCGTGGGCCGCGGAGCGTGAGTGGTTTGGTTCTGACGAAACAATGACGTACGCGGCGTTTGGAATCCATAAAACTCTCATAGAAGATGAGGGGTTTGACCCCAGTAGCCAAAACTACTATGATGAGCTTGATAAGCGTATGGCGGATAACTTCCCCCATAAGTTTAATAACGGACCCACTGGCAAACGACCCGCTCAGACGGTTGCCTCTGTTAACAGGTCTGCATCTGGGCGCGGAAAGAAACAGGTTCGACTCTCCCCTACCCAAGTCACGATGGCGAAAAAGCTGGGAGTGCCACTAGAAGAATACGCGAAATACGTGAAGGATTGAACAAATGAGTGACGAAAACGTTATGAACGATAGTAGCCCCTCTGACCGCACTCCTCGCGCTAAAAAATCCCGGAGTTCAACGGCCCGGCGTAAGCCGTGGGCTCCACCGTCAATGCTCGAAGCTCCCCCCGCACCCGACGGGTTCAAACATCGTTGGATTAGGGCTGAAACTCGCGGTTATGATGACCGTAAGAACATCAGCGCGAAACTTCGCGAAGGCTGGGAACTTGTCCGTGAGGATGAATACCCGGATTTTGAATCACCCGTTATTGAGAGTGGTAAATACGAGGGGGTATTTGGAGTTGGCGGTTTGCTTCTCGCACGGATTCCCGTGGAAACGATTGCAGAACGGACCGATTATTTCCGGCAACGGAACTCGGACCAGATGCAGGCTGTGGATCACGATATGATGCGCGAGAATGCACATTCATCGATGACGATCAATCAACCTGATCGTCAATCTCGTGTAACCTTTGGTGGTTCCCGGAAATAGGGGCCACCTCCTTTAGGAGTGATCCAAAATGGCAAATCAGTCAACTGCCTACGGTCTTCGTCCTATCGGTCTAGTCGGCTCGGGCGCAAACTCGACGGGTCTTACGACCTACGAAATTGCGTCTAATAACACCGATGCCATCTTTAATGGCTCTATCTGCGTTCCCCTCGCCGCTGGCGTGATTGGGCAAGCAGGAGCTACAAACGGTGGTACCACTCAGGCGCTTGGCGTTCTGATGGGTGTTGAGTACGTAGACTCAGTGACGAAGAAGACGACCTTCCTTAACTACTGGCCCGGTTCCGGCTCGGTTAGCGTTGACACGAATCATCCTGTCAAAGCTCTCGTTGCCGACGACCCAAATCAGTTGTTCAAGGTTGCTAGTGATGCGACGCTTACGGATCGTGCTACTGCTGTAGCCGCGATTTTCGCGAACGCCTCTCTCGGCACTTCGGCCCGAACCGGTTCTACCGATACGGGTCGTTCAAACTCCGCGCTTGGAGTTAGTACAATCGCTACTACGGCTACCCTTCCGCTTCGTATTGTTGGCATCCTCGACGATGCCGGTAACGAAGACTACACGGCGGCAGGTATCCCTCTGATTGTGCGTTTGAACGCTCATTTCAACGCGGGAACGCGGGGGTTTGCTTCGCAGACCACTGCCGACTCCACCGGCATCTAGGGGGGCATATAGATGGCTATTTCTCGTTCACAACTGGCGAAAGAGCTTGAGCCCGGACTTAACGCTCTTTTTGGTCTGGAATACGACCGATACGAACAAGAGTCTTCGGAAATCTTTGAAGAGGAGTCTTCGGACCGCGCCTTTGAAGAAGAAGTGATGCTTGGCGGCTTCTCGACCGCTCCCGTGAAAAACGAGGGCAGTGCAATCACGTTCGATGACGCGCAGGAAACCTATACTGCACGTTACACGCACGATACGATTGCGTTGGCCTTTTCGATCACGGAAGAGGCTATCGAAGACAACCTTTATGACCGGCTTGCTAGCCGGTACACTAAGGCTCTTGCTCGTTCGATGGCGCAGACGAAGCAGATCAAGGCGGCGGGCGTTCTGAACAACGCGTTCAACACCGCTTTTGCGATTGGCGATGGTGCGGCCCTTTGTTCGGCGGCTCACCCATCCCTTTCAGGCAACCAGCGTAACCAGCTTGCTGTAGCAGCGGATCTCAATGAGACCTCGCTGGAGCAGATGCTGATCGACGTTGCTAGCCTGACTGACGAACGTGGTCTGAAGATTGCGGTTCGTGGCATGAAGCTCATTATTCCGAAAGAGCTTCAGTTCATTGCGGAGCGTGTCCTTAACAGTAACCTGCGTAGCGGGACGGCTGATAACGATACGAACGCGATGAAATCGATGGGGATGATCCCGGAAGGTGCGGTGGTTAATCACTTCCTCACGGACTCGGATGCGTTCTTCATCAAAACCGATGCCCCGAACGGGTTTAAATACTTCAACCGTTCTGCGCTCAAAACGGCGATGGAAGGTGACTTCGACACGGGTAACATGCGCTTCAAGGCGCGTGAACGCTACTCGTTCGGTGTTTCCGACTGGCGTTGCGTTTACGGCACCCCGGGTGCTGCGTAAGTTTTAAAAAACTTTCCGACAAAGGGCGGCCTTTGGGCCGCCCTTTTTTTCTGTTCTATTGATGACAAACTGTGTTAAAAGAAGACATCCCTGACAGCCGCACTGAGCGTCTGACACAACCCACGACAGGAGATACAAATGGGTATCACTACTTTTTCAGGCCCGATTAAGGCCGGAACAATCAAATCCACGACGGGCACGACCCTTGGCACCGATGTTAAAAACACCGGTCAAGTTGTTATGGCGCAGACGTTTAGTACGGGCACGGACCTTGCTGCGGGCGCATCTGCCGCAAACACGACAAATGTCATTATCCCCGCCAACTCCCAGATCATCGATTGTGTTATTGACTGCCCGACCGCCATGGCTGGAGCCACAGCGGTTCTGAGTATTGGCGACACGGTCGGCGGGAATGCAACGTACGTCAATGCTTTTTCGATCACCGCGGCTTCCGGAGTGGGGCGTAAATACCCGACGACAGAGGCGGGCGGCGCACTGGCGTGGGCGGACACAGGAACTTCAGACGAGCGGGTCACATGGACAACCACAGGCGCTACCAGCGCTGGTGAAATCCGAGTTACCATCCTGTATCAGCAGAACTCTAATCTCGCTTAATAGGTGATTTTAAATGGCTGGTTCTGACGTAAAATCAAAAAGATTGACGAGTGCGACTTCCGCGGGCGTTGGCCCTGCACGTATTCGACAGCTTCAGATTAAAACAACTACAGGTACTCCCAGACTCACTGTTAGCGACGGGGACGGAGGGGCAACCGTAATTGATATGGACCTGAACGCGTCGGACACGCATTCGGTAAACATCCCGGACGATGGTATACGGGTGAGCGATATCTTTATCGCAACGTTTACCGGTTGTACGTCTGTCACGGTCTTTTACAGCTAATCCGAGGGTCAAATGGTTCGTCAACGGTGGTCCCTAAACCCCACAACGTTTTTCGAAACATTTGACCCCCTGATTCTCCTGTAATGGTTGTCTCCGGGTTTTACGTTGCCGCAATAGAGGACTCCGAAGAGCCGGACTTGTTCCTGCAATTCACGGGTTTTTCTTCGGCGCATGAAGCCGGGTGTTTTCTTGAGTGGTTGGACGAGGTCTTGCAAGACCCTTTTTCCGGCATAAACGAAGATATAAAGCATTGAACATGGGAAAAACCCTTACCCTCACCCTTATCCCAGCCGTTGCGGCAGTCTTTTTTTCTTTCTTAGCGTGGGTAAGTCTTACTTTAATCGAAGTGGACAAAAGAACCGCAACCACTGTTGTTAAAGTCGAACAGAACTACGATATGATTAAACCGATGTGGGAAGCGTTTGTTCATTCCCGCAAGATCGCGAGGGCACATGCCGAAAGTTCGCACCGGCCCGAAACCCGGTAAGCCTAAACTTACTTATTTCCGCAAAGGTGGGTCGGTTTCGGCTAAGAGCCGGGGCAGCAAAATATGCCCGGCGGGCAAGGCTTGGGCAAAACGCACGTTTGACACGTACCCGTCGGCTTATGCAAACTTAGCGGCTTCCAAATACTGCAAGGACCCCAACTATGCGAAAGCTTCGAAGAAAAGGAAGAAATCGTAATCATGGGAAAGTTACAGGAGTGGTTGGATGAAGACTGGGTCCGAATTGATAGCCGTGGTAACATCGCGGGTGAGTGCGGCACATCAAAGAATAAAAAAAACCCTGACAGATGCTTACCTAGAGCTAAAGCATCCTCTATCTCTAAGTCTCAGCGTGCCTCTACGGCTCGTAAGAAAAAGCAGGGCGCTTCTAGCGGCAAAACTGCTGTGGCTAATACAAAGGCTGCAAAAGTTACACGAGCGGCTGCGGGTGGAGTAGTTGTAGGTACTCCTTACCGTAAGCTTAACAAGGGATGTGGTGCGGTGATGTCGAACCGCCGTAAAAGAACGCTTTATACCTGACATGCTTGAACAAGAGATAAAAACTGAGCTAAGAGAGTGGTCTAAGCACGCCTTAGAATCACCTTCTCCGTTTTTTAACAACCTCCCTGCATGTCCTTACGCAAAAACAGCGTGGGACGAGGACCGAGTTGGCTTTGTTTTTAAAACGGAAGACGATAGCCTCTCTCTGTACCAAACCATCGCAGGTTTCGATGACCGGTTTGATGTCACCTTTGTGGTTGATCTGTGCTATCGAAAAGACCCGAAAGATTTTGAGGATTTTCTTCACGCGTTGAACGAAGCCATTGCCGACGGCATGTTTGGTCAGCGAGATGTTTGGGTTATGGGTTTTCATCCTGATGATGATCCGGAGGATTTCCTAGATGACGGGTCTTTTTCCCCTTTAGTAAGAGAAAAGTATGCTATCATCTTTGTACAGCGGCTAAAGAATCTTCACGAAAAGTCTCAGGCTCTGAAGGCTTTGGGTTACTACGATGAAAGCTTTGAAGTTTTTGAAAACACTGATCTCTACGCGAGTAGAGAAAACCTCTATAGGAGATTAATCGATGGCAATGAAACCACGTAAGAAAAAACCCATAAAGAAGCTGCGCGGCGGCGGCATGGTTAAGAAAATGCGCGGCGGCGGAATGGTTAAGAAAATGCGCGGCGGCGGAATGGTCAAAAAAAGAAAGTGATTAAGTGGCGGTTTCTTCCAGCAAGGATTTCCAGCTTGATGTAAACGAGCATATCGAAGAGGCTTTTGAGCGGTGCGGCTTGGAAGCAAGGACGGGTTATGACTTGAGAACGGCGAAGCGTTCCCTGAACCTTCTTTTTGCGGAGTGGGCCAATCGGGGGATTAACCGTTGGACGATTGAGCAGAAGACTGTGGTCCTTGCTAGCGGGGTTTCTGACTATCCTATTGGAACGGTCACCTTGAAGGTGAACGCTTCCGCAGGGTTTGTGGGCGGGGAAACAATTACAGGTGGAACCAGTGGAGCCACCGCGCAGGTAACCAACGTTAACTCTGCTACGGTGCTAGCCATAAACGTCCCGGTAGGGGCGTTTTCAGTAGCCGAAACAATTACAGGGGGCACTAGCGCCACAACGGCAACAGTTGGGGCCGTTGTTTCCCTAGAGGATGTCCAAGCAACCATTGATATTTTGTCGGCAACAATCAGACAAAATACGGGGACGGCTAGCCAGTCGGACATTCAAGCAACCCGCATAGGCCGGGACGCGTACCTTGGTCTTACAAACAAGAACTCCACCGGTCGTCCTGTCCAGTTTTATGTAGACCGGCTGATTACCCCGGTTGTCCGCCTTTGGCCCGCCCCCAACGCTAACGACTCTTACTCGCTGGTGTTTGACCGCTTGACGCGAATAGACGACGCGGACACTCAAATTAACTCGCTGGAGGTGCCTTTCCGGTTTTACCCTTGTGTTTCAGCAGGGTTGGCGTACTACCTCTCCGTTAAGTTCGCCCCCGAAAGGGTTTCTCTTCTGAAGACCTTGTACGAGGAAGAGCTTCAACGTGCGATGGACGAGGACCGCGATAGGGCGTCCCTTCAGATTTCTCCTTACTCTTCTTTTTACGGGAGGTAGGTTTGGCTCGTTACGCTTCTGGCAAGAAATCACAAGCAATCTCTGACCGGTCCGGGTTTCAGTACCGGTACAACGACATGCGAAAAGAATGGACAGGGGCGCTTGTTGGAAAAGACGAGTGGGAGCCCAAGCAGCCTCAGTTAGGGCCGTTCAAAGAGGTTTCCGACGCGGAAGCCTTAAAAGACCCTCGTCCCGACCGCATAGAGCCAATGGTTGTTTTTGTAGGGGCTTCTTCTTTTCCGCCGGGTAGGCAGGCAACAAACGCCGTTGGAAGTACCGGCTTTGTTTTGGTGGTGACGACATGAGTTTCACGTACGCAGAGCTTAAAACAGCAATACAGGATTTTACAGACAACACGGAGACTAGTTTTGTAAGCAACCTCCCTGTTTTTATAAGAACGGCAGAAGAGCGTATCTTCAAGCTGGTTGACCTTGAAAATTTTCGAATCAACCAAAGCGCAAGCATGTCTACAGGAAACAGGTTTTTTGGGGCCCCTCCGCACTTTTTGGCGTCTTTTTCTCTGTCTATCTCGGTTAATGGCTCTAAGCAATTCCTTCTTCAGAAAGACGTTAACTTCCTACAGGAATACTGGCCCGATTCTTCAGAACGGTCCGTTCCGGAGTTTTACGCCCTTTTTGATGACTCGAACTTTCTCATAGCCCCGACTCCTGACGCGAATTACGACGCGGAGCTACACTATTACTACCGCCCCACAAGTTTAACCGCGGGTGCGGCAGGCGGGACAACGTGGTTAAGCGTCAACGCTCCGAATGCACTTCTGTACGCTTCCTTGACCGAAGCCTACATTTACATGAAGGGTGAGCAGGATGTTCTGGCGTTGTATGAGCAGCGTTTTCAAGAATCACTTATGCGGCTTAAAAACCTTGCGGAAGGGCGCGAGAACAACGATGCTTACCGCAAAGGATTGCCGACACAGGAAAGAACTTGATGTTTGAACTAAAAGCCAACGTCACCCCCAGTTACAGCGTCACCGTACACACAACGAACTACCGAGGCTCTACGCCGGAAGAGGTAGCACAGAGGTGCGCTGATAGAATAATCTCCGTCTCGGACGGAGCGCCTCCGGTTATAAGAGACCAAGCCTTTGCATACAAGGCTCAGCTAGAAAAAACGTTGAGTTATTATATGCGAGAGGCTATAAAGAGTGATAGGACAACCGTTTGCAACGCCTTGGCTAGCGCTGGGCACCCGGAACTAGCCAAACTCGTAAAGGAAGTTTAAAGTGGCAATTACGCAGGCAATGTGTACGTCGTTCAAAAAAGAATTGATGACCGCTACACACAATTTTACCAACGGTGCTAACAGCTTTAAACTTGCGTTGTACACGAGCAGTGCCACGCTGAGTGCCGCAACTACCGCTTACTCTTCCACGAACGAGTCGAGCGGGACGAACTACACTGCGGGGGGAGCGGCTTTGACGAATGTCACGCCCACCACCAGTGGGACAACGGCACTAACGGATTTTGCTGACCTGACGTTTTCTAATGCAACCGTTACTGCTAATGGAGCATTGATTTATAACGACACGGCGAGCGGTGATCCGGCAGTTGTTGTACTGGCGTTTGGTGGTGATAAAACGTCCACCGCGGGTGACTTTACGATTCAGTTTCCTACGGCGGATGCAAGCAACGCCATCATCCGTATCGCTTAGGTAGGAAGCTTCCTCCCCCGTGTCTGATTTCAGCGGCTGGGGCCGTGCGGATTGGTCCGAGGGCGCTTGGGGTGTAAGTTTACCTAACCCCTATATAACCGGCTGGAGCCGTGGAAGTTGGGGTGAGGGTGCTTGGGGCTCCGCCCTACCTGTAGCCGTTTCAGGTGTTTCGGCGTCTTCGGGCGTTGGAAGTGTGACGGTTACAGGCGAGGTAAACATCCCGGTATCGGGCCTCGCTGCTACCGGCGGCGTTGGCTCTGTTATAGTAGCCGCTGCCTCTGATATATCTGTAACGGGTCTTGCAGCCACTGGCGGTGTCGGTTCTGTTACAGTAGATGCAGCCTCGGATGTATCTGTTACCGGCATAGCGGCTACCGGTGCAGTTGGTACTATCGATGTAAAAATAGGCTTGCTTGTAGTTGTATCCGGTGTCTCCGCTACGGGTGCAGTTGGTTCCGCCACAGTAGAAACCGACCAAGTTCTATCCGTAACGGGCATTGCGGCAACAGGGGCTGTTGGTAGCGTTACGGTAGATGCGGCCTCAAATGTATCTGTATCAGGCCTCGCAGCCACGGGGGGTGTTGGCTCTGTTTCGGTACAAACCGATCAAGTTATAGTCGTATCGGGCTTAGCGGCTACAGGTAGTGTTGGTTCTGTTGTAGTAGCCGCTGGCTCCGACATACCCGTAACAGGTGTTGCGGCTGTAGCGGCTGTCGGATCGGTAACCGTTACCTCTACCAACGTAATCGCAGTAAGTGGTTTGTCGGCTACGGGTTCTTCTGGTAAAGTAACCATATGGCAGGACATCGTTCCTACCCAAGACCCTGACTGGCAGAATATTACACCGGGTCAGGCGGCTGACTGGCAGGACATTACACCAAATCAAGTACCGAATTGGGTAAAAATAGCGGCATAGGATAAAACGATGACTTCAAGTTACACATCAAATACCGGAATTGAGAAGCCCGCAACAGGCGACCAGTCTGGTACGTGGGGCGACACCGTAAACGTTAACATGGACATTATTGACCGTGTTTTGAACGGGGTGGGCGCAATCAGTCTTAGTGGAACGACCCACACCATTACTACTTCGGACGGGTCTCTTAGCGACGGGATGTACCGAGTCTTGGTTCTGGGGGGAAGCCCTTCCGGAACAAACACAATTACCGTTAGCCCAAACGACCAAGACAAGGTGTTTTTTGTTAAAAACGGCAGCGGCCAATCAGTGGTGTTCACTCAAGGTAGTGGGGCAAATGTCACCATTGCCAACGGGGACACTAAAATTATTTACTGCGACGGGGCAGGCTCCGGAGCCGCGGTCGTTGATTTCACTAACGACCTTTCCATGTCTTCGGTCAGCATCACGGGCGGCACCGTCACAGGAATTACCATAAACAGCTCCGCTATCGGCGGTTCCACCCCGGCGGCGGGTGCCTTTACCACTCTTGACGCTACGGGCGATGTAACGGGAGCTAACTTTCAGCCTGACGGCGATACCGCAGCGGGCGATGACGCGGCAATAGGGTACACCTCTGCGGAGGGTTTGATCCTTACCGGACAGGGCAGCACCAACGACGTTACTATCAAGAATGACGCCGATGCCGACGTTTTAGAGATTCCCACCGGAACCACCAATGTTACGGTTGTTGGAAACGTAACCGCAGGTGGAAATTTAATTTCTACAGGTACGGTAGAACCGGCTGGCGACACGGCTGCGGGTGACAACGCCGCGATTGGTTACACCTCGGTAGAAGGCTTAATCCTTACGGGGCAGGGTTCCACTAACGACGTTACCATCAAGAACGACGCGGATGCCGACGTAATTGAGATTCCTACCGGAACAACAGATGTAACTGTTGTGGGTAAGTTTACGGGTGGCAAGATTGTCCTAGCCGCCACGGACACCGACACGTCCAACACAGGTAGCGTTACCATCGATTTCTCGGCTCACCAGAACTTTGTACTGACGCTTACGGGAAACGTAACTCTTGCAAACCCGTCTACTGAGGCGGTTGGTCAGGCAGGCGTGTTTGTCTTTATTCAGGATGGGACGGGATCAAGAACGATCAGCCTTGGGACGGACTACGAAAGTCCTGCCGGTGCAGGGATAGTTCTAAGCACGGCAGCGGCGGCGGTTGATGTGGTGCCATACTTTGTCAAAGCATCTGGCTCCATCCAACTGGGTGCGCCGCAGTTGGCGTTCGCCTAGTGACTATGTTCGGATCACAGTGGCTGGCTAACGCTGGCGGTGCTACCTACGAGATTGATCAGTCGATCCGGTTTAACGACGATGACGCTGCCTACCTGTACCGGGACAACACCTCAGCCCAGACAGACACCAAGAAATTCACTTATTCAGTGTGGATAAAAAAGGGGTCGGTAACTGGTGGGACAAATGTTGGGTTGCTAAGTGGAGGCTCTGGCACAACGTCCGGTCGCTCTGATTTTACCTTTACTGCTGGTGCAGCTACAGGCGATAGCACTAACGATGCTCTAAAATTTGATATTTATACGGGTGGCTGGACGCAGCGCAGGACCACTGCACTGCTTCGTGACCCATCCGCTTGGTATCACATAGTGTTGGTTTATGATGCGGCAAACGGAACCGTTAACGATACGTTAATTGTTTATCAGAATGGCACCCGTTTAGCACTTGATTCAACCAGCGGAGTTCCAAACAACCTGAGCTTGGTAAATGCCAATTCCCAACGAACAAAAGTTGGCGCAGATGCCTCTGGAACACCTGTTGAGTTTGACGGCTACATGGCCGAAATAAACATGATAGATGGTCAGGCACTAGCCCCAACCAGCTTCGGTGAGTTCAACGACGACGGTGTTTGGATACCCAAGGCATACAGCGGCAGCTACGGCACCAACGGCTTCTACATTGATGGTGCTACCTCTACTTTCTTGGGCAAAGATGCAAAAGCTACTTCAGCAGCGGTAACAAATAAAGCAAGCACGTCTTCTGAATGGGGCGGCACAACAGGAGCGTATACTTTTGCCACGAACGAAATAGATCGTAGTTCCACAGTCAACGGAATCATATCGACTGATCTGCTCTCAGGTGATTTCAGCTTCGATTTTACTATGACTTCTGCTGGCGGTGCTTTGCGTGTTGGCGTAATTGACGACCAAGAATTTAATACCTTCAACGGTACTGGCGATGATGGCGGCATGGATAGCATGACGAACAGTTGGTATCTGGATAAGGGTAACAACCAGTTCCGTTATGGTGGCGCATCACAGGGTAGCGCATCTGGTATTGCAAATGGTGCTGCCGTCACGATTGAGCGGACAGGCTCAACGATTAAAATTACAGATGACGGCTCTGACGCACACACATTTTCTCAGACCTTCAGCGGACCTGTGCGGGTTGTAATTTCTGGTGGTGGTGCAGCCTTTAACCTAGACAGCGTGCAATACACTGCCGATGGTGCGTCTGGAAATGACAACTCATATTTCTCATCTGGGCTAACCACCGCAGATCAGATGCTGGATACGCCGACTCTGAACAAAGCAACCTTTAACCCGTTACAATCCGGGGTTGGGCAAACGCTTAGTGATGGTAATTTGGTTGATAGTATGAGCGGGACCAGTGGTTTCTGGAATAGGACTATGGCTACACAGTCCCTAACATATAAAACCTATTGGGAGATTCACGTTGATACCTATTACGCCCTGAATATAGGTATATCTCGTATGGATAACTCGGTTACAGGACAAAACGCTCCGGCAGGGCTATTCGGGGCAGGCCTAAACAACAACGAAGCGTTTGTATCGGGTTCGTACGTAAACGAAAGTAGTGGTGGGAGAACATTTCCTGTAGCTAACGGTAATTATATTATGCTTGCATATGACCCAGCAAGAAACGCTCTATGGATGGGCAATGAAGGAACTTGGAAAGACGGCACAGGATCATCTGCATCAAGTTCAACTATTTTATCTGAGATAGAAGGCAGTGGAACTTCTTACGCTATCTTTACTGGGATAGGCACGGAACCTGTTCCCTTTGTTGGGGGGTATAGCACCAATAAATGCACTGCACGATTTAGTTCTGAAGATTGGGAAGGAACAGTACCAACAGGTTACGAAGAATTAAGCACAGCCTTCATAGCCACACCATCGATCACAGACGGCTCTGCCCACTTCCAGACCACACTTTACACGGGCAATGGATCAGCCCTTGAAGTAAACCAAGCTGGAAACAGTACTTTTCAACCGGATTGGCTCTGGGTAAAAAGCCGTTCGTTAGGCGCTGGAGGCAACCATGTTTCTTATGATGCTGTTCGGGGTGTGACCAACGAGATTTACCCTAATTTAACCAACGCCGAAGGAGCAACAAACGCACTAACATCATTTGATGCTAATGGCTTTACGCTCCAAGGGGCGTCAAGTGGCTCAGAGAGATTTAACAAGTCAGGAGCCACCTATGTCGGCTGGCAGTGGGCAGCTAACGGCGCTGGCAGCAGCAACACTGATGGTTCACTTTCCAGCACTGTTTCAGCTAATCAAACAGCAGGGTTTTCAATCGTAACGGCAACTCCCGGCATAGTAGAAACAGCAGATACTATTGGTCATGGTTTGGGAATAGCACCTAAAATGATCATCGGTAAAAACACTAATTTAGCTGATAATTGGCATGTTTATCATTCTGCAATTTCACCTGCGACTGAAGTGCGACTAAATACAACAAGTGCTGCAACAACATCGTCGTGGCAATCCGCCACAACCAGTTCTGTTTTTCAAATTAAAAATGGTAATTGGACAAACGGTGGTCAGGTTTGCTTGTTTTACTGCTTCGCAGAAATCCCCGGCTTTAGTTCTATCGGGAGTTACACGGGGAATTCAAGCACCAACGGAACCTTTATTTACACAGGTTTCAAACCTGCCTTTGTCCTGACGAAGAACATCAATACAGCAGATCAGTGGGGTATCCGAGACGCTACCCGAAACCCACACAACGTTACTGATTTCCTGATTAATCCCAATGCCGATACAGCCGAAACCAGTTCTAGCACAGGGTACATCGATATCCTCTCAAACGGGTTTAAGCCTCGTAGTGCTGACTCAAATATAAACACTCAAACCATGATTTACATGGCCTTCGCAGAACACCCATTCGGCGGTGACGGCGTTGCTCCAGCGACAGCAAGATAAGGATAGATAAAATGTGGAAATACGGCAGTAAAAACATCCGCGAACACAAATCGTGGACCGATGACAATGGGATTACGCACCCGAAAAATTGGAATATCTGGTCTGCTGCGGATAAAGAAGCGGCGGGGCTAACCGAAGTCCTGCCGGAGACGCCGCCCGACAGCCGACTATACAACTGGTCGCAGAACGCTGATGGTACAATTAGCAGCACGGCAAAGGCGGTGGACGACGTAAACGAAGTCGATGAAAACGGCGATCCTCTGCTGGATGACGACGGTGTGCAGATGGTTACGTTAGGCGTCAAGTCCAACCTGAAAGGCGAGGTCAAAGCGCAGCAATCATCGCTGCTGGCACAGACTGATTGGGCCTTGGTTCGCTTTGTTGACACTACGGTAGCCGTACCGGTTAATATCCAGACATGGCGCGATGCTATCCGAGCTAAAGCCACAGACATGGAAGCCGCTATAACAGGCGCGGCTGATACGGATGCCGTAGCTGCATTGTTCGTAACATATACAGTTGAAGATGACGGCAGCATCACGAAATCCGGTATCCTGTACGACTGGCCTGAGCTAGGCTAACGACTACGCCGTCTTCCGATTGGAATAGAGTACAATGCCGTTAAACAAGCTCCAGTTTAAACCCGGAATCAATACCGAACTGACCGCTTACGCTAACGAAGGTGGTTGGCTGGATAGCGATAAGGTTCGGTTCCGTTTTGGGTACCCGGAGAAGATAGGCGGCTGGACAAAATACTCAGTTAACGCGTTTCTAGGGTCCTGCCGTTCTCTCCACAACTGGAGGGCTTTAGACAACTCGGAGTTTTTGGGTGTCGGAACAAACCTCAAGTTCTACATTGAGGAGGGTTTGACTTTTTATGACGTCACCCCTATTCGCGCCACCACTGCAAACGCGGCAACCTTTTCCGCAACAAACGGTTCCACAACACTTACGGTTACGGACAACACCCACGGGGCCATCACAGGGGATTTTGTAACCTTTAGTGGTGCAGCGACTTTAAGCGGAGCTATTACCGCGGCGGTCTTAAACATTGAGTACAAAATCGCCTCAGTGGTGAACAGTAACAGCTACACGATAACGTCTGCGGTTGCGGCGAACGGGTCAGACACCGGAAACGGTGGCGGTTCTGTTACAGCGGCTTACCAGATAAACGTCGGTATAGACACCGTTGTTCCGGGGAATGGCTGGGGCGCAGGGTTCTATGGCCGCGGTACGTGGGGGTCTGGCGCGACAGTGGTTGCGGGGGGCGAAAACATAAGAATATGGAGTCAGGATAACTTCGGCGAGGACCTTTTGTTTTGTATCAGGGACGGAGTCACTTATTACTGGGATAAAACTAACGGAGTGAACACGCGGGCTGTGACCTTGGCGAGTGTTTCTTCTTCAGCACCAACTATCGCCCGTCAGGTCGCTGTCTCGGATCGGGACAGACACGCCATTGCATTTGGCTGTAACCCGTTCGGGAGCGCTACCCAAGACAAGCTGTTGATACGCTTTTCGGACCAAGAAAACTTAACTGATTGGGAGTCCACCGCAACTAATACTGCCGGGGATTTGGTTGTAGGTACCGGTTCTGAGATTGTCGCAGCGGTAGAGACCCGCCGCGAGATTGTCATACTCACCGACGCCTCTGTCCACTCAATGCAGTACATAGGGCCGCCCTTCACTTTCGGCCTCAGTCAGATTTCATTAGGCACTAGCGTTGCTGGAGCAAACTCCGCCGTCGCGGTTAACGATTCGGTCTTCTGGATGGGAAATGACCGATTCTACCTCTATGACGGACAGGTTATAACGCTCCCGTGTACTGTTTTAGACACCGTTTTTGATGACTTTAACTACACTCAGTCCGACAAGGTAGACGCGTCAGTCAACTCTAAATTCAACGAAATAACATGGTTTTACCCGTCGGGGGGCTCTAATAGCAACGACCGTTACGTCACCTTTAACTACCAAGAAAAGGTCTGGTATTACGGTTCTTTGGGCCGTAGCGCGTGGCTTGACCGGTCTATTAAGGAGTTCCCGATAGGTGCTTCCACGGACGGCTATTTGTACAACCACGAAAACGGAGTGGACGCTGACGGTCAGCCCCTGACCGCGTACATTGAATCCAGCCCGGTTGACATCCAAGATGGTGAAAACTTTGCTTTTGTACGCAGGTTATTGCCGGATATTAGCTTCCTGAACTCCACTTCCGGGGCGAATAAAGAGGTCACTTTTACCCTCAAGATGGAGAACTTCCCCGGAACCGGGTACACACAAAGCTACGCGTCGAACGTAACAGACAGCGCTACACAGAACCACGTCCGTATTCGAGGTCGATCTGTCGGTTTGAGACTGGAATCAGACAACCTTGGTGTTACGTGGCGTCTCGGCAACCCACGGATTGATATACGTCAGGATGGCCGTCGATGAGCAGTCGAGGGCTTGTACCCCCTCTATTTGCAATTCCGCCTACGCAGTACGAGCAGTCATACTTTGCCGACATTATCCGAGCCTTTTCCTTCTATGTTGTACAGCAGCAACAGGCAGGGGAGGGGCGAAACACGTCTCTTGTTCTAACCGCTTTGCAGTCAAATGACGTTGGGTTGGAGCCGGGAGCTTTGTTTGAGGTAGACGGCTTCGTTAAGATTTCGCGTTTATCTTGTTCTAACCCTGCCGGAACCAGTGCTACAGGCTCTGTCGGCACAACAACAGTAGTAACACCATGAGCGATATTATTACGATGCCTAACGGAAGCCGGTGGCTTCCTTCGAAAAGCAAAGAGAATATTAAGTGTGCCTCTTGCGAAAACCTTGTTGATACTCCAGAGGAGCTGTTATCTTACCCCTCCGGAAACTGCCCTAATTGCGGCAATTCTTGGACTGGTGCCGAGGGCCGCGGTACGGTAATATATGTAACATCCCCCGAAGAGATTACCGGGGAATCGTGAGGGCACAATGGCTTCCAATCTTGCTTTAAAAGAAGAGATGACCGAGGGCTTGGGCAGCTTTGCCTTGGGTGAAGCGGACGCCGAGTCGTACCTTGCGGAAGGGGTAGACTCTGGGGGGATCGCGGACCTCGGGGCTATTCGGGAGCGCATGGCGAAGGCGGGTCGTTTTGACGACGACCATGTCGGTCATTTGGCTACAGGTGAGCTTGTTGTTCCCGCGCCTCTTCTTGAGAAGCTGCCGGAGCTTCGGGAGTCCATCCTCGGCCACCTTCGGGAGATGGGTGTAGAAGACCCGGAACGCTATATTGTCGGCAACAAGCTTAACTCCGTCAACCCTGAAACGGGAATGGTGGAGTTCGGGTTCTTCAGTAGTGTTGGCAAGGCCTTTAAGAGCATTGGTAAGGTTCTCAAAAAAGTTGCGCCCCTGATAATTACTGCGGCAGTTGCCGCGATTCCCGGGGTTGGTCCTATTGCCGCCGGAATGATTGGTAGCGGCCTCGGTACACTGGTGCAGGGCGGTAGTTTTAAAGACGCGATTATCTCTGCTGGAATAGGGGGAATTACCGCGGGTATTGCCCCGTCTGTCGGGGACATAGGCGCTCAAGCGCTTGGTGGCATGGCCCAGTCCGCCGTTGCGGGTGGAGACATGAAAGACATTCTAACCGGCGGGGCTATAGGTGCCGCTGGCGCGGGTCTTGGTAAATTTGCTAAGGCTAATTTTGCGGGGCCAGATGGGCTTCTTGGTTATGATCTCGGAATCGATCAGGTCTTTAAGGCAGACGGTGTAACGCCAGCCAGTACTTTTGACCTTATAAGTGCAGATTTGGGCAAAACCGGTAATTTTGCGTCGAGCATCGTAGGCGGGAACGTTAGTGAGGCGTTCAAAGCTTCGGGGACAAAGTTTAACGAGGAGTTTGGCAACGTATTTGGTACGTCGCCAGCAGCAACAACTGCCGCGGTGACCCCGACATCCAACGCTCCCCTTACAATGGGGAAAGGCCCCGGTGCGGGACAATACCTGCAAAATAGGTTTAGGACTGGCACTGCGCTGGGCTCTGACTTTGAAGGCATTGACTTTGGCGGTACTTCCGGCCCGGCTCCCACGACCTACGAATTTACAGACGCGGACTTTGGGGGCACCGGAGCCCCGGCTCCCACGACCTACGAATTTACAGACGCGGACTTTGGGGGCACCGGAGCCCCGGCTCCCGAGTCCAGCACATGGGCGGGGCGGCGCATGGAAGCGAACTTCCCAGAGACAACGAAAGCATACAGGACGGACCCCGCGGGAGCCGCGTACGACCAGTTCCTTGGCGGCAAGGAACGGCTCACAGTGCCCCAAAAAGCTGCTATTGAAGCAGCGGCAAGAGCCGAATTTCTCGCTCAAGATGGGGTTGACGCGACAAACCCTGCTTATATCAAAGAGAGTATAGCCCGCGGAAAAGCAGCCGTCGCAGCCAAAGACCCCGGGTTCTTTGCAAGAAACCCATATGCGTTAACCGTCCCCGCCGTAGGTGCCCTTGCCTTCTCCGACACGCTTTTCGGAGAAGAGATACCCGGCGAAGGCGACCCCAACGTCCTGCCGGGAGACTTCTCTCCCGGAGGACCCTCACAGGAGGCTATTGCAGCAAACCGGTTGGCCTCGATCTCCGGCAACCCCGACGCGTTGAAGCCCCTTACGTTTGCCAACAGGCAAACACGCGTCAACCCTGCAATTAATGAAGACCTCCGCCGACGGTTCCCGGAAATGTTCGCCGAGGCAGGCGGAGAGGTGTTTCCGCGCCGCACTGGTGGTATAATGCCTGACGAGGGAGTACCGGGGAAAGACAGTGTCCGAGCCCTTGTTATGCCGGGCGAGTTTATCCTTACGACAAACGCGGTCCGCGGAGCGAGCCCCGACGGAAGCCTTGAGGGAGGCATAAACAACATGTATTCGGTTATGCGAAACCTTGAGACTCGCGGAAGAAGGATGGCCTAATGGCTGAACCCACAATCACAGAACAGGTTGTCCGCGAAGCCCCGGACATTGAAGCCATTAAAATTGCGCTCCTCCGGGACGCGCAAGAACTTTCGGCTACACCGGTTGACCTTGCTGACTATCAGGTCGCAGGACTTACGGACCTTCAGAGGGTAGCGCAGGGCCGGGGCGAAGCAGGTATTGGAGGTTTTGAACCTTACATAGCGGCAGGCTCCCAGCTAATGGGTCAGGCAGCTACACCTGTTCAGGGCGCGCTTCAAGCTGCGACCCCGTCCATAACCGGTGGCATTGGCAGCGGTCAGGCCCTGATGGGCCAAGGCGCGCAAGGCTTTACCGCTGAACAGCTTGCGGGTTACATGAACCCGTTCCAGCAAGCTGTATCAGACGAGATTAACCGTTCTTATGACATATCTTTAAATAACGCCGCCGGTCAGGCTGTCGGTCAGGGCGCTTTTGGAGGATCACGGGGCGAGGTTGCCCTACAGGAAATTAACCGCAATCGCGCCACGGCTCTTGCACAGGCGCAGGCGGCTAACTTTGGTCAAGCTTCCCAGCAGGCCGCGGCAGAGCGCCAGCGCCAGATAGCTGCGGGCCAAGGCATAGGTACACTTGGTATACAGGGTGGTCAGACGCTTGGTCAGCTTGGTATCGCGCAGGGCGAGGCTCTCAGTAACCTCGGTATCCGTCAGGCTGCTCTTGGCGAAACGCAGCAGAAACTTAATCAGGCTGATACGCAGTTTGGCTTTGATCTTGGCGAGCGTGACCGTATGCTGAACCAGATGACTATCGACGCAGAACGCCGCAGTCAGATTGAAGAAGCTTACGAACCGTACCAGCGTCTTGGCTTCTTGAGTGATATATACAAAGGTGCGCCCTCTACGCAGATGAGCCTGACGGGTGCTTCTACCCCTACGGCGTCACCCTTCCAGCAGATTGTCGGTAGTGTTGGCGCTATCGGCTCTACCGCGGCAGCGGCAAATAAAGCAGGATTATTCGGATGATGAACAGAGACCTTATGGCCCGGCAGATGTTTGAGGACGGCGGTACTGTTAACGAAGAGGTGTCGGGCGAAGCCAGAGTAAGCAGCCTACCCTACGAAGACAGAACAGCTATAGGGCAGTTTTTGGAAAAATATGGTCCCCTCTCTAACCTGATGAGGATGACCGGAACACGTTATCCGGACCCTGTTTCTGAAGAATACGACTTGCTGACCCGGTACGGAAATCCAAAAGCAATGGTTTATGGCGGCGGAACAGCCGCCACAACCGGGCCAATTCCGCCCGTGTCCGTCAATTCTGTTTTGGGCCGAGCATTGGCTGCCGAGGGTGCCGCAAGTGCAGACGTGAGCCCGGGATACGGTGGCCCGCCTCCCGCAGCGGCTGCCGACACGGGTGCGCCTCCGGCCTCAGAAACCTCTCGTAGTCTCCAGCGGTTGCAGGAAATGAATAGAGACGCCACCAGAAATGTTATCGAAGCCTTGCGAAATGCCGCAAGCGGCGGCACTACGTCCATCAGGAAATTTATGATGGAAAATCCCGATGCGATTGACTCCGCCGTGGGCTCCAGTCCGGAGGCGGAAGCCATTATTAGGGAAATTATTGAAGCCGCAAAAGCCGCGGATGGCATCCCGATGGCGATGGGCGGCGAGCCGATGGCCGCGGCCATGGATCAGATGGGCGCTGACCCGATGGCTGGAATGATGGGTGGCGAGCCGATGGCTGGAATGATGGGTGGCGATCCGATGGCCGCGATGGGCGCTCCGCCGCCCGCGGACCTTGGACCGGCTACCACGGAAGGCATTGCGTCACAGATTGATCCGCAGATTGCTCAGATTATTCAGGGTGCGGCGCAGAACTTTGGTGATCCGGAGACTGCGGAAAACGCTGAACAGATGATGAATATGGTCCGCGGAGATCAGGCCACGGTAGAAGAGCGCCGTATGGAGCTTGGCGAGATGGTTGGCCCGGAAGACGCAGCGCAGACCCCGGAATCGGTTCTGACGCTTGTGCAGCCGGTTCTAATGATGGCTTCGATGGACACGGACACGGGCGGAATTGGCCCGATGGCGCAGGAAGCTATGAACGTCCCTGTCACGGGTGAAATGGCTGGTGGCATTATGTCTATGGCGGGCGGTCCGCCCGAACCGGAAGGGGGAGTGCCCCCCGTAAATTTTAACCAAGGCGGGGTAGTCCTCCGCTTTGATAACGGGGGCGGTGTCTCGGAGGAAGACTTTTTCCTTCCAACCCCCGAGCAGCTTTCCCGAGAGCGGGCCGGAGACCTCGCTATGGGAGAAAATATTATGTCTGGGGTACGCCTGCCCGTCGCTCCCCCGCTTACACGCCAGAATGTCCAAACCCCCGCGGCGGCTGCGGCACCGCCCGTGGTTTCGTCTTCGCAATCAACGAAGCGTTCGACTAGCGGAGCAGGACGACCGGCTGCCGGTATAATGACGCCAACTTCTCTTGGGGCGGAACTTACCGCCCGTCAAGCTATATACGACCGGCTGCTTGGGAAGTCAGAGGCTGCGACAAAAACAGAGCTTCAGGTAGACGCTTTAAACCGTGCGGCCAAGGCTTTTGCTAATTTCGCGCAACCCACCGCTCCGGGGCAGTCCGTTTTCTCAAAGTTTGCAAAGGACTTGGCCGACGCGGACATCCCCGGCGGTCAGGCAAAAATACTCGCGGCTAACAGGCAAGGTAAAGACGCTCGAAATCTTGCCGCTTTGGCGGCATCTGAAAACTCGCTGACCGCGGACAGGGATTTCAGGTACACGCTCGCACAAGATTCCGCAAAAGGCGTTCAAAGCCTTCTTGAGCAAACAAACAAGTTTAAGTACGACAGTGGAATGTTTAGGAGTAAGGCCGCGCAAGAGATCGAGATGGAGGAATTTAAAAGCAACCTACTGATGGCGAGAGAAGAACTAAAGGACAAGCGCGGCCTATATTCGAAGACGCAATTAAAAGCTATGCAAGCGGATATTGACACCAGCCTCAAAAGACTTGATTCGGATTTGGCTTCGGGCCGCGATGCCGCGAAGGCGGAACGGCTGCTTGAGCAATTAAATTTAAAGTCTGTTTATGACTTGGGCCTCCAAGACGAAAAGTTTATTCAGGAAGACAAAACGCAAACGAACAAGTTTAATCAGGAAAACAAAAAACAGCTTGTAAGATATGACCGGGAAGAAAAAATCCAGATTGCGCGGGAGCAACACGCTCTCGCCATTCAAGATAACCAGTTAGCTGCTGACGAAATTGAAAGAGACCTCAAAACGGCGAACGAGCAGGATAAGCTCGTTCTTGACAAAAGAAGAGTTGATCTCCTAGAGGAGAAAAACGCTATTCAGGCAAGCGCGTCGAAACTGGAAGCCGCGTCTAATATGGTGGGCAACCCCAGTAAATATCTCCCTGTTATGCTGGAGCGGACACAAACGATCACCGCGCCAAACGGGGTAGTCAAGGACTTCACAACTCTTGACCTGTTTACAGCGAACCGGTTAGACCCCAGTTCGGGGCGACTGATAAACTCTTCACTGGTAAACATGTACCGGGGGAAAATGACGTGGGACGACGCCACCTCTAGTTACAGACTCACACCTGCGGGCCGTCTCCCCAAAGAAACGGAGCTTAAAATCCTGCTACGGCATCAGGCCGCAGGGGACGTTGACCCTTCAGTCTTAGGGGCTATCAAAGCTCGTTTGGTAACTTCCGGCAACGCGGACGCCGCAAACAACATCAAGATTCCTACTTACTTAGATTCCCACGCTAAGGGCTTGGGTGTGACGAAGGCCGCGTTGCTTGACAATATTTATGCCGCTACGGCTACGGGCGGTGCGCTTAAAAACCTTGGCAACAAAGTCTTTGGGACTATTGGTTACACCGTGGCGGAAGGTACGCAGATGGGTAAAGACACGGGACAGATGCTGGAAGGCAGTACCTTAATCGCGCTCCTTAACATGCACCCCAGCGGAAAGCCCCCGGTTTTATTCCAAGCGAAAATGGAGAAGTTAGTACCGAAAATAGCCAAGGTCGGGGACGCCACGGCCTACGCTTCTAAAGCGGATGCACTTGTTGGCATTTTAAGAGCAAATATGGAGAAGGCAAAAGCAACGATTTTGCTTCCTTCAACGGTCCGCGCAACCAAACAGAAGCTACAAGCGGGTATTTATGCAGCCCAAGAGTCCATCAAAGACTGGTCCTCTATCAGCAAGTACGTAAAAACAAAACAGAACGTCGAGAGCGAGTAAGGGCATGGTTGACGTAAACGAGTGGTTACAGAAAAACAACGCAGTAGCGGCACCCGAGGGTCAGTCCTCCGCTCCCGCATCTTCTGACGACGCCGGAAATGTTTTCTCAGAAGACGGAGCGCTTATTGTCCGCGTTGGGCGTGGGCCGGAAGAGCAGGACGTACCGCTATCCGACGCCGCGGTCGATCTTATGGACCCCGGGTTTGTCGGGTTAGATGCCGCGGGCATGGAGCCCGATCCCCCGCCGTTACCGGCTTTGGAGCCTTATGTTTTTGCGGAAGGTGAAATTGAAAACACCTTCCGGGAGTTTAAAAGTTCCGCGCCGGTTGTCTTGGCCGCTCAACTTGCCACTGAGATGGGCAACAGGGCTGGAGGGGATGTAATATCTTATGAAGGTCTAAGGGACGGAACGGCCCCGTACTTTGACAGGAACTCAGAAACGCGTGATTTGTCGCCCGAAGAGCGCCGGATGTCCGACCGAGAGATACTCAACAGGTTTTCTAACGCGAAAGACCGTAGTTTTTTGCAGTCGTTGGCCGACCAGTTTCCCGGGGCCGTGGGCACTATAGGCGGCGCGTATTCCGGAGGTAAGACCGGTGCGAAGGCAGCGCGGTTTGTACCTCCGATTCCCTACGTAGGACCGGTAGCACGAATTGTCCTCCCTATTGCAGGAACATTGGGGGGCGCTTATTACGGGAAAGAGGCCGTTGAAGAACTGGAAGAAGAGCTTTTTGGGGCGAAGGACCCTGTAAACCCTTTCGACCGCAGAAAACAGAAGATGGCCGAAACCGCTATGGCGGCAGTGGAGGGGGCCGGGATGGTTCGCACCATAGGGAAAAAGGGCATTAACCTAACCTCCGCCGCTATCGTAGATAGGGCTAAGGAACTGTCCGAGCAGGTTGGGCCAAACCTCCGTAGAAGAGGCGACGAGACGGTCGCTGCTTTTGAAAATCTGGTTGGGAGTGTGGGTAAACGAGCCGCGGAAAAGCCTGTTTCTTTTGCCGCAGGCGAAGGGGCGATGGCAACCGCAGCCACTCTTGCAAGAGGTGTTCAAGAAAATGTCGCCACCGGTTCGACCGCGGGGCAACTAGCGGCGGAGGCGGGTGTTCCAATATTAGGGGCCCTGAGTATTCAAGGGCTTGCTGGACGCTTTGCTTTGGGCGCGCTTGGGGACCTTAACCAGTACCGAAAAAGCCTTGCACAGGTGTCCGCAGAAGACGCCGGACGTGAGAAACCCAACCTGCGCGACAGCGTCACCGGTATACTGGGGGCTGTCCGAGAGCGTCGAGACATGCAAGCGGGCAAATTCCTGATGGAAGCATTGAAATCCCGAGATATAAAACCAGAAGACCTTGACACGCTTATAAAAGAACTCGGGGAAGGGACCAAAGTACCTTTGTTTGACCCCCGTTTCAAGGGACTCGGCGACGTCCGGCGGATGCTGGAAGCTCTTGGAAAAGATTTTACAGAAGAGGGTGAGGGAGCCAAAGACGCTATAAAAGTCGGTCTTTTGGAAATGATGCGGCTTTCGTTTGCGGACGGCACGGAGGAGGGCTACCTGTTCGGGTCCTCCCTTGCAAAAATGATCGCCGAGGCTGATATTTCGAAAGGTGTGGTTGACGGGGTCAACCGGGTCACTTCCGCATATAAACAGGTTAAGGGTTCGGGAGGTAATTCCGAAGAGTTGGCTACGGCTCTTATTAATAACGCCTTGAAACCTTATCTTGAAGCCACAAGATTAACAGCGAAAAAGCTTTACGACCGCGTCCCCGAACACAATATCTTGTTTGATTTAGACAGCCCCCCGGTTTTGGTTGGTGCTTTGGAGAGGGTACGGTATCCCGTGGGGGACGCCGCAGAAGGTATTGACCCTCTGTTGAAAAGAGTTGCCGCTAATATTCGTAGAAGAGAGGACGAACTTAGCAACATGACGCCCGTGAACCCGTCACAGGGGGATTACGGGGACATGGGGGAAATGTCGTTTGAGGAACTAAACGGCTTGCAGTCTCAACTGGGGGACCTTGCCCGGAGCCCAACGACCCCGCCGGGAGAACGTCGATTGGCTCGTGAGTTAAAACAAGAACTTAAAGATCAGATGAATGACTTGTCGGCTAGGCGAGACATTTCAGATGAGAAATCTGCCGAGATCGTATCGGCGTTGTCTGTGGCTAGTTCATACGTCGCCGCGAGGTCTAAGATTTTTCGGGGCGGTGTTTGGAAAGACATGGTTAAAAAGACGGACGTTGGGGACGAGGATTGGGAGACGGCGTTAATTGATGCCCTTGCATCAAACTCCTCTAAAGGTGGCCCAAAAATTAAACTTCTCCAGCAGGCGGCGCGTTTTGCAGAAGACCCGATAAACACGCCCGCCCCCAACGCCCCAGACCTGCAAAAATTTGAAACAGAAATTACCGCGGACCTTGTATATCCAGAATATCCCCCTCCAAGCACCTCCGCGGCGTTTGGTGACGCGCTGGACGCTGCTATTGCTTCGTCTAAAGGTGTCGGGAGCGGCGATCCGCGGACCGTGGTTCTCCCTGATGGTCAAGAGATGGAGATGCCCACCTCAACCACGGATGCCGCTAAGTTGTTACGTCTTTTGGCGACACCAAAGGGTCAACCGGTTGACCCCGCAAATCCGCGCCCCCTTGATCTTGTCCCGGAGCTAAAGCGCGGACTTGAAGAAATTGCAGAAGCGGAAGCAGCGCTTAATCAAAGAAGCCCTGATTCCAAAATGTTTAATTTAAACCTTCAAGGTATTCTCCAGCGCAGTGAAGGCGAGTTGAAAAGGGCAGAAGATCAAAACCTGTGGTGGATGTTGTCCGGAGAAGAAGTTGGGGACGGCTTCATAAACATTGTCAGTAAAGGTCTTGAAGGTGGTAAGACCCGAGACTTGAAGTCAGTTTACGACAGTCTTCTGACGCCTATCCGGCGCATTCAGGAGAAGGCTGCACAAGACCCGGTAGGTCTTGTTCAAGGGTTAAAAGAATCGGGTAATTTCCCGCGCCTGTTTGACGACATCACCCAAGAATTGGGCGACGACCTGTCCCCCGAGCAAGCGGCACAGGCGGCAGAAAGGTTAGTCGAGGCCGCACGAGGAGGTCTAAAGGCGATGATGTTTGACCTTTTGAAAAACAAATCGCTCCCCGCAAACGCAGGGGGTAGCCAGCAAGTAGACTGGGCGAAGTTTTCGCAGCTTTTAAACGATTCGCCGACGCGTGGTTCACAAAAACTTACGAAGATGCCTTCGATTGCCGACTGGATGGTCCGCAATCGGTTAGCTTCTCCTGAAGAAATGAAAACCCTCAAAGTAAGCTTGAAAGCACTTTCCGACCTAGAAGCGGAAGTTTTAGGGAAAGACGTGGCAGAAAAGCTTCTTGGCAAGGACCGCTTAAAGAGCGCCATGGCGGGTATTTTTGGAGCCGCGATAGGGTCCAAGATGTCTACTCTTATGTCAAAAATCCCGGGTATGGGTAACACAGGCTCTATTCAAGTTCCCGGAATTGTCGCGAACGTTTCTAGGGGAGTGTTAATTGATGCTAAGGCCGCGGCGCTCCAAGACCGCCTGTTTAGCCTGTTGCAGAACCCGCGGGACGCTGCTCGCATTCTTCAGGGTCTTCGGGCCGAGGCTTCAGGTAAGGGTGCGGGTGACGCCACACTCAACTATTTCAAAGATAAGTTTGGCGATATTCTTATCACGCCTCCACGTCGCGCCGCGGCCTACAGTATGTCACCGGGTTCTGAAGAAACAGAGATGGACCCCGCGAGGCCTGTCCTTCCTCCGGTTCCGCGAAGCGTAGAAGAGGAAAACCCTGCACTCGTAAAGCCGCAGGCCTCCCTCTACGGCCAGCGGTTCTCGCGCAAGGCAAACCAACCGGTGGCGCAGGTGGCGCAGGTGGCGCAGGCCCCGCAGCCAGAACCGTTCTTGGCGAAGATCGCTCAAGCGGCACAACCCGCACAAGCCCCGGCCAACGCTCCGCGGCCCGCGGGCCAGTCAAACCCGGAAATGCGCCAGCGCATGGCCGCCGCCTTCCCTGAAGACAGGGATTTGATGAGCGGTGGAATTGCTTCTATGATGGGCTGATGTACGTACAACGAAAAGAGTTTTGCGACGCTATCAGTCTGTTTTGTCAGTCGGAGCTTCATCGCCGCTGGTTTTTGGAAGATATCCCAAGGCTGGTCACTGCTCCATTGCAGCACGGTAAGATGAAGATTTTCTACTCTGAGCTGGGTGTGCCGGAAGGTTTGTTTTCGCACCTTTTCTTTGACGACAAGGATCAGGTCGGGTTTTTGGAAGGCAGCCGCCGCATACAACCGGAGGACTGGGCCAAAGGTCCGGGCGAAGGCACGCTTTGGGTCGTTGACATGATCGCTCCCTTTAACAACAACGGTTCTAAAATAGCCCGGAGGGTTCAGAAAGACCTGAGCGACCTTTATTATCACACGTATGACAAAGATGGCGCTTGGATGCGCCGTCCTGCTAAAGGGGGACACCCTCGCTGGGTTCCCGGCGTGCTGAGTAAAGTGGAGAAGCGCAAGAAGGAAAGACTTTCACATGTCGCTTGAACGCCAGCCGTGGTCCGACAGTCTGGAATCCGTTGTCCACGGGAAGGGCTTTTACGACCAGTTCGATTGTGATTACTGGAAGAACAAATATCGCTGGTGCTTTGGTGGTGACGGCGGCGGCGGCGGCGGTAGTGGCGGCGGTGACGAGTCAGAAGCGACTAGTCAAGATGCCCAAGACGAGCAAGACGCAACCGCAGAAGCCGCCGCCGCCGATGCAGCCGCAACCGAAGAAGCCGCAACGATGGCCCCCGGATTTATGGGTTGGGGACTTTCAGGGCGTGCTGGACCCGGGGAAACAGAAGACAGTTTTGGTTTCACCGGGATAGCGGACCCTGAAACGGGCTTTGTGGACCCTGCCGGTTTTGCGACGGACCAGCAAGGAAACACGGTTGCCCCGGGTAGTCCGGAGGTAGACGGCTTTTTGTCCGCCGCCTTAAACTCACTTACCGATCCCGTTGGGCTCGCGTCACTGGCTTTCGGACTTCCCGGCATTGTAGGTTTTGGTATCTCCAAAGGATTGGAAGCCGCGGGACTCGGTATACCCTCTCTCGCCAATATGGCGGGAGTCACGGAGAATAGCACGGGCCTCGCGGACCTTGGACTCAATGCTGCACAAAACGCGGCTACCGATCTTGGTATAACTGATGCTTTTAGCGGTTTATCTACCGATCTTGGTGTGACTGATGCTTTAGACTCCGTCACCTCGGGTATAGCGGGTTTAGGTCTAAGTGGTCCGGCGCAGTCCGGAATCGACGCTACAGGGTTTTCTGGTAACTCCGTGGGCACCGGAATAGCGAGCTTCAGTGGAGCACCCATGGGTCTGTCGTCCCTCGCGCCCGGCACGAGTCTGGCGGTGGCTGACACCACAAACCTCAATGACGTGACCCCTTCGTGGAGCCCCGCAAAGTTCCAACAGTATAGCGGCATCGGAGGTTTGCAGAATGTCTAAACACTTTTCCCTCCGGGAACTGACAAAAAGCCAGACCGCCGAGCGGTTGGGGATCAACAACACCCCAGACGCTTTTGCCGAAGCTTACCTTGAGATGCTCTGTGAAGAGATACTGGAACCTGTCCGCGCTCACTACGGTATTCCGTTCTCCCCGTCTTCCGGGTATCGGTCCGTGGAACTTTGTGAAGCAATCGGTAGTAGCGCAAAATCCCAGCACGCTAAAGGGCAAGCCGCCGACTTTGAAGTACCCGGAATCGACAACTACGATCTTGCCACTTGGATCAAAGACAACCTCGACTTCGACCAGCTTATTTTGGAATGCTACACTTCGGGACAACCGAAGTCCGGTTGGGTGCATTGCAGTATCGCAACGAGTATGGACGCGCAGCGGAACGAGGTCCTGACTTACAACAAGTCTGACGGGTACAAAAAAGGCCTTTTACGCTAGCCAGTTCTTCACCTCTTCGCCAAGAACCTTCCCGGCCAGTACGTTTTTGTCGTAAAGAGCGTTCAGTATCTTCTCGTCAATAGTCCCCCGCGACACAAGATCAACATAGGTCACGGCCTTCTTCTGCCCGATCCGATGTGCGCGGTCCTCGGATTGCAGTCGAATCTCCAGATCATAACTGTTGGAGAAGTAAACCACTGTCGTCGCCTCCGTCAGAGTGATCCCGTAGCCGCCGGTCCGCGGCTGGCCGACGAAAAACCGCAATGGGTCGTCCGGGTCTTGAAAACGCGTAACAATATCCTGTCTGTCTTCCTGCGGCGTCGCACCATAATAGGTAGCCACGGACCGCGGACCGTAGGCCGAGGTTATTTCTCGCTCAATCTGCTTCAAACTGTGCGTAAACGTAGCCCAGATAATCGCCTTGCCGCCAACGTCCTCCAAAACCTCCATAAGCTCTGTAATGCGGTTGCTTTTGATCTCTTCCAGAGGCTTCTCGTCGGGTTGGAAAAAGCCGCAACAAATTTGTTGCAGGCGCATAAGCTGTGTTAATACACTCTGCGTCGTAGCCATATTCCCGTTCTCTAGCACAGCCAGAGCGAGTTTTTTCATTTGATTGTATACACTCTCCTGTTCAGGCGTCAGCGCGACATCCCGGCGGATAAAGAGCTTTTCAGGGAGGTCAAGGCAATCGACCTTCAAAACACGGCTCGAAAAATCCTCCAGTTTTTCCGTAAGTTCGTCTAACCGCCGGTAGCCGACAATCTCCTGAAACGAGCGGTGCCCCATGGCTCGCCGCTGAACTACCGCGTACCGGTTCTGAAAAGCAAAAAAGCTGTCTCCGCCCAAAGCCTTTAGGCTCAGGAAGCTGCACTGAGAAAAAAGGTCCATGGGACTTTTTGTGATAGGGGTACCCGTCAGGATACGGCGGTATTTCGCAATGGCCCGAGCTTGAACAACATTCTTTGTACGCATCGCCTTGCGGTTTTTAATAGTAGTGGACTCATCGACCACCATCATATTGTTCGGGTTTTGCTCTAAGAAAGAGTACGCGGCCTGCGCCCCGCGTCCCGAGCTAAAGGCTTCTATGTTCACAACAAAAATCTTGAGGCCGTCGTACGGGTTCATCACCAAGTCGTACAGCTCCTCTTCGAACTTCTTTGTCTTGGCCGGAATCCAGCGCACCATCTTCCTTTGTATCCGGTCGGGCAAATGCTGCGGAATCTCTTTTTGCAGCCAGTTGTCGTACACACCCTTTGGGGCTACAACAAGAGCCGCGTTTATTTCTCCTGACTCAAACAACTTGCCTATCGTATCTACGATCACTTTTGACTTACCTGTGCCCATTTCCATGAACAGCGCGTGGTAGGGTTCGGACCACGAGGCGTCTAACGCTACCCGCTGGTGGTCAAACGGTTCCGTTTTGAATGCGTAAGTTTTCATGGTTTAATTTCCCTGTTGACTATGCAAACTTATCTGAGTATATAGGTTCAGTCAAGTCTCGACAGAGGCTCTAACCACGGACTAAGGAAACTGAAAATGAACGATTTTAATATGCTAGGTGTTCTTGAAGAGGAACATGAAAAGACCGCAGCGAGCGGTGTCGAGGGCATAGGTCAGAACGCACTTGCGAGTGTAGCTGACGTCGCCCGCCAGATGCGACTCCAAGAGCAGGAAGTTGGGTTGGCAAAAGAAGCTCTCAAGCAGGCTGAAACAGAAATGCGACGGTTGACAGATGACGTCATGCCGACACTGTTTTCGGAGCTTGGCTTACAGTCTTTTAAGTTGGAAGACGGTAGCGAGCTAAAGGTCAAGCAGACCTATTCAGCGACCCCGCTGGTCGCGAATCGCCCGCAAGTGTATCAGTGGTTACACGACAACGGGTACGGAGACCTCATCAAGAACACAGTGTTCTGCACCTTCGGTCGCGATGAGGAAGAGGATGCCAAGCAGTTTTATAGCATGGCAGAAAGCCGCGGCTACTGCGCCGAGACAAAAAGAGAGGTCCACGCATCGACCCTACGCGCGTTCGTCAAAGAACGTGTTGAGGCTGGAGACGAATTTCCCATGGAGCTTTTTGGCGCATGGGTTGGACAACGCGCTACCGTTTCAAAAACCAAAGGAGTTAAATAATCATGGCTACAGCAGTTGCAGAAAAGAAGAAGAACGAGATTGCCGCGGCAGACGCTCTTCTTACAATGTTCGAAGCGTCTTCCTCGGAAGGCCTTGAGAACCTCACGCAGGACGATCTTGCCCTACCTTTCCTGAAAATCCTGTCCGGGCTTGACCCGATTTTGGACGACAGGGAGGAAGCTCGTAAGGGCGACATCTATAACACCGTCACTGGTCAGATTTACAAAGGTAAGGAAGGCGTCCGCGTTATTCCGTGCGCCTACCAGAAGAAGTTTATTCAGTGGGCTCCTAGAGGCTCCGGAAGTGGCGCACCGCTGAACGTGTACGCCACCTCGGATGTGATGCCGAAAACGGAGCGCTCTTCGGAAGACAACAAAGAGTACGTAGTTGGTGGAGATGGAGACTACATTGAAGAGACACATCAGCATTTTGTTGTTCTCTTGAATGAGGAGGGCGGTGCCGAACCGGCTTTGATTGCTATGAAATCGACGCAGTTGAAGAAGTCACGGAAGTGGAACTCCATGGTCGCCGCGGTTCAGTTGCGCGGCCCCAACGGTAACGTGTTTACCCCGCCACGCTTCTCGCACGTCTACCTTCTGAAGACACATTCTGAAGAAAACTCGAAGGGTTCTTGGCACGGGTGGGACGTTTCCCGCGAAGAGCTGGTGGGTTCGGAAGAACTCTTCCGGCGGGCTAAAGACTTCCATGACACCATCATGGCCGGAGACATTGTCGTCAAGCATGAGGGTGAAGGCGCTGGCGCTGGCGCGGGCTCAGGCGGGTCAGACGACATCCCGTTTTGATACCTTTGGGGCGGCGGTTGCCGCCCCTTTTTCTGCCAAAGGAATGACATGGACCACGCAAAAAAGTTTGCGTCGGCCTTCGAAGGATTGTCGTCTGCGTATTTGACGATGGTTCAAAAAGGACAAAACGGCGCGGGAAAAAACGAAGCGGCCTACGACACCAAACGGAGCCCCCTTACGATAGAAACATACCGAAGGCACCTTGACGGGGTCGGTAGTCTGGGGATTTTCCTCTTAAACCCAGACTCCTTAGTCAAGTTTGGGTGCATCGATATCGACCAGTACCCGCTAGAGCATAAGAAAATTATAGATTTCTTCTTGGAAAAGAAGCTTCCGATAGTGGTGGATCGGTCAAAATCAGGCGGCGCACACTGCTATTTGTTCAGTAAAGAATGGATGCCCGCCTCTGAAATGCGGACCGCGCTACGTAAGATTGCCGCAGGTATGGGCCTTGGTGATGCCGAGATATTTCCTAAGCAAGACGTCATTGATGTCGGTAGAGGAGATGTAGGTTCCGCCATAAACCTGCCGTATTTTGGGCACGAAGACAGTCTGAGACACGCATTTAACGAGGACGGTAGCGCCGCTACCCTCGAAGAGTTCTTTAAGCTGTACGAGAAGAACGTGCAGACCCCGGAACAAATCGCCGCCCTGTCTCCTATTGAGAAAAAAGAGTTTCTCAAAGACGGACCGCCCTGTCTCCAAGTGCTTTTGCCCAAGAAGATAAGCGAGGGTGGCCGCAATAACGGGCTGTTTAGTGTCGGTGTTTATCTGCAAAAAGCCTATCCGGACTCATGGGAAACGGAACTGATGCAGTGGAACATGCAGTATTTCAACCCGCCACTAAGCCTCTCTGAGATGGGTGTGGTGGTGAACCAGTTGAAGAAAAAAGACTACACATACAAGTGTAACGATTCACCGATCAACGCATACTGTGACAGGCCTACATGCCTAACACGAAAGTTCGGGGTCGGCGGTGCCGCTAACGCAACTATGGCAAACCTCCGCAAGTACGACTCCCTGCCTCCGGTCTGGTTCCTCGACGTAAACGGTACGCCAATCGAACTGGACACCGAGGGCCTGATGTCTCAGCCAAACTTCCAGAAGGCCTGTATGGAGCAGGTCAACTTCCTGCCGCCAACGTCTGCGAAGCCTGTCTGGGAAACGCGGATCGCGGCCCTTCTAGGAGAGCTTCGTAACAACAGCTCCGCCATCATCCCAGTGGCCGAAGAGGAGAGTACGCGAGGTATTTTCTACGAGTACCTGCGAGACTTCTGTGTCCACTTTCAACAAGCGCAGAACCGGGAAGAAATCCTTCTCGGCAAGCCTTGGACGTCTGACGAAGAAGGTCTTACTTATTTTCGTCTAAGGGACCTCGAAAGCTACCTGCAACGTAACAAGTTTTTTGAGTACAAACGTAACCGACTAGCGCAGCGTCTACGTGAAATAGGGGGCGAACACAGTAAGCTCCGCGTCCAAGACAGCACGGTTAACGTCTACAAGATTCCTTGCTTTCAAGAAGACCGTGTAAAAATAAGGAGCCCGTTCGATGGAAACAACGACGACATCCCCTTCTAAGTGGTTTCGCATCTTCGGACCTCCCGGTACCGGTAAAACCACTCGACTACTAAACGAGATTGACGACCTGATCGTAAAGGGTGTTCGACCTGATCGAATCGGGTTTTTTGCTTTTACCAAGAAAGCGGCGAACGAAGCAAAAGGTCGGGCGCTGACCCGTTTCGCCTTGGAGCCGGAGGACCTGATCCATTTCCGTACGTTGCATAGTTTCTGCTTCCGGTACTCCGGTATTCGTTTTGACCAGCTTCTCAGTGCAGAAAACTGGAGAGAGTTGTCCAGTCAAACGTCTTTTGACTTCGGTTGGGACCAAAAAGACCCTGAGATGGTCGAGGACCCGTCAACCGCGTTGCCCGACAAGAAGACAGTACTTGGCCTGATAAACACAGCACGTATTCAGCAAATCACTCTGCGCCAAGCGTACGACTCTTGGAACGGGGCGTATGAACACCCGTGGCAGCAAGTACTATACCTGTTCATGGCGTATGAGGGTTATCGGAAGAAGCAACAGGTCTTTGACTTCACAGATATGCTGACCGAGTTCTTGGAAAACGCCGAACAAATGTGCCCCACGTTCGACACTGTCTTTGTGGACGAAGCGCAGGACTTGTCGCGGCTTCAGTGGAGCGTGGTGCGGGCTATTGCTGAGAAGACGGATCGCATCATTATCGCAGGCGACGACGACCAAGCTATCTTTCGGTGGGCTGGAGCGGACGTTAATACTTTCTTAGAACTGGACGGTACCTCCGAAACCCTGACACAAAGTTGGCGCGTACCGGCAACTGTCCATCGTCTTGCGGAGTCCGTTGTCCGTAACATATCCGACCGGTACCCTAAGAAATATCTCCCGCGAAAGGAAGAGGGTGAAATTGAATGGGTTTCCGGGGTTTCCGACCTGCTTGAGGAAATACAAACAGAGGGGACTTGGCTCATCTTAGCCCAGTGCGCTTACATGCTGGATAACGCGGAAGAGGTACTGCGAGCCGCGGGCGTTTTCTACGAGATGAAGAACCGCAAGAGCATCCCCGAGAAAGTGCTTTTAGCGGTGTTCGCGTGGCAGAAGCTACAGGAAAACAAAGAGGTAAACGGCAAGGAGGTGAGAGCTTTGTATGGTTTCCTCCGCAGCGGCCCAGACGTACGCCGGGGTTTTAAGACGGCGGTAGGGTTAGACGACGACGATTTGGTGTCGTACGACGACCTGTGCCGAGATATTGGTCTTCTGGTCCCGATAGACGAACCGTGGTCCGCGGCTCTTTCTAAAATGCCCGAGGCTCACCGGGTGTATCTGAGCGCCATTGAAAACAGGGGCCAGTCTTTTGAGGGTAAGCCCCGCGTGACACTTTCTACGATACACGGTGCGAAAGGCGGTGAGGCGCAGAACGTAATTCTGTATACTGATCTCTCCTACGCCTCGACCCGAGAGGCTTTCGCTAGCCAAGAGGGCTCCGACGACCTTCACCGGACGTTCTACGTTGGCATCACGCGGACAAAGGACCGCTTGTTCCTTGTCCTCCCTCGTTCAGAAAAGGAATCTTTTCGCCTTGACACTGATTATCGTTACGGATGATGGAAAAGAAGAGCCCCTCAAGGTCCGGGTTTTAGACCGACGCAAAGGCCTCGATTTCATGGTTCCCATCTCAACGAAAAGCGCGATACGTCTAGCAGAGTCCTTACTGACGTCCGTCAGGCGGCGTCATAAGGGCAAGAGAAAACCTTTAAAACCGAAGGACGACGAATGACTGTTCTACAAATGGCTTTGTTCGCTTCTGACTTAAAAACAGAGTGGGTACCGCCCGCAGAGCTACCTGACATCTTCGACGCGAAGACTATTGCCATAGATGTCGAGACTCGTGATCCAAACCTTATGACACGCGGCCCCGGCTGGTCGCGTAAGGACGGTGAGATTGTTGGCTATGCCGTCGCCGTGGACGGCTGGGCTGGTTACCTTCCCATTAACCACTTTGGCGGCGGTAACCTAGACAAGCGCCTTGTTGAGCGCTGGATGAAAAAGGTCTGTGCCACTCCTGCCGACAAGGTTTTCCATAACGCGCAATACGACGTTGGCTGGCTCAAGGCACACGGGATAGAAGTGAACGGTCGGATCATTGATACAATGGTCGTCGCAAACCTACTAGACGAGAACCGTCGGTCGTATTCGCTCAACGCGATAGCATACGCCTATCTCGACAAGGTTAAGTCTGAGAAGGGTCTTGTTGAGGCTGCGCGGGAGTTCGGCCTCGACCCAAAGGCTGAGATGTGGAAAATGCCCGCAATGTTCGTTGGGCCGTACGCACAGGTTGACGCCGAACTGACCTTGGAGCTTTGGAACTTCTTCCGGGTCAAGGTTGGTCAAGAAGGCATACAAGGCATCGTTGACCTCGAACTGAAGCTGATACCCTGTCTGGTCGAGATGACATGGCGTGGGGTTCGTGTAGACCTTGATGCCGCCGAGCGGGCCAAAGTCGGTTTGATGAAACGCGAGAACCAAGTCAAAAAACGCATCAAAGAACTGGTGGGTTCCCCTGTTGAAATTTGGGCGGCGACAAGCCTCTCCGCAGCTTTCGACAAACTCTCTGTCCCCTATCCGCGGACCGAGCTTGGTGCGCCGTCGTTCACAAAAGGTTTCCTTGCAGATCAGACACACGAACTCCCCAAGCTTGTGGTCGAAGCGCGGACCTTGAACAAAATCCAAGGCACTTTCATCTCGTCCATTTTGAAGCACGTCGGTCCTGATGGCCGTATCCATGGCAACATCAACCAGATACGAGACGGCCAAGGCGGAACAGTCTCGGGACGTATATCGATGTCCAACCCCAACCTACAACAAATCCCGGCCCGCGACCCGGAACTCGGACCCCTGATCCGGTCCCTGTTCTTGCCGGAAGAGGGAGACCAGTGGGCGTCTATTGATTTCTCGCAGCAAGAGCCGCGCATCTTGGTTCACTATGCGAGCGTCTTTGGCAAATCCCGTGACCTCCCGCTGCGCGGAGTCGAAGAGTTTGTAGACGGATACCGAAACGACCCCGACATGGACTTCCACACTATGGTCGCTGAAATGGCCGGGATTAACCGGAAGCAGGCAAAAACCATCAACCTCGGCATGATGTACGGCATGGGTGTTAACAAGTTATCAGAACAACTGGACATCCCGCTCGACGACGCGAAAGACCTGATTGCTCAGTATCACGAACGGGTACCCTTCGTGAAAATGCTTATGCGCGGGGTGACAGACAGGCTCAACGACAAGGCCAGCGGGGGTGCGATACGGTCTTTGAAGGGTCGCAAGTGCCGTTTCGACCTGTGGGAGCCCGACACGTTTAAGATGACGAAGGCCATGCCGTATCAAGAAGCTGTACTGGAGTACGGTGCCACCGCCCGATTGAAAAGGGCTTACACTTACAAAGCTTTAAATCGACTGATCCAAGCGTCTGCCGCCGACATGACAAAGCAAGCTATGGTTAACGTGTATGAAACCGGCAAGGTGCCGCTCATCCAAATCCATGACGAATTGGCCGTCTCGGTAAAAAACAAAGAGGAAGCGGAAGGGATAGCTGCTATCATGCAAGCTGCTGTTCCCATTGAGGTACCCAGTGTTTGCGACATCGAAATTGGCGCAAGCTGGGGAACGGCAGCGTAGGTTTTCTCCCCCTGCGCTGCGGTTAAACTGCCCCGCCCTTGTGGCGGGGCTTTTTTCTTGCAGGTCTGCCTTTAGTCCTATATGTTCGCGTATAGTCATAGTCACTAAAAGGAGTTAAAAGTGGATCAGACTAAATGGAAATCCGTTTTGGTGCCGATAGAGGTCTATCGGGAAATCCGAGAACGGTCTAAGCGCGAAGGCCGCACAATCAGTAGCGAACTGCGATTGATCTATGCGGAATCTGAAAAACTGCGCGGCAGCTACCCGGAAGTTGCGGGCGACGTCGTCTACGAAGCGTTCAACAATGGCTAAAAAGCCTAGTGTTATAAGCAAAATGACTAACACTGTTCGAAAAAAGACGTCCATAGGCCAGAGCGTTCGTTCGCGGCCCTTGAACAAAGATAAGAAACGGTCTTTTAAAAGGTACCGCGGACAAGGGAGATGAACCTGACCGCGGCGCTAATATGTCTTGCCCAAACGGTCTTCTTTGAGGCCCGGGGCGAGCCGTTTCTGGGAAAAGTGGCTGTCGCATCTGTCGTAATGAACAGAACTCTCGACGGGCGCTTCCCCGACAACGTATGTGACGTTGTCAAGCAAGGCCCGACGTACAAGAGCAGACCCGACATCCCCGTTAGGCACCGATGCCAGTTTTCTTTTTATTGCGACGGAAAAAGCGATAAGCTAAATTATAGGCTGCTGTCCGTGCAGGAATCCGTGGGCGTTGCGTATAAAGTACTTACCGGCCAATTGCCCGACGTCACGGGTGGCGCTACTTTCTACCATGCGACCTACGTTCGTCCCGAATGGGCTTCATACAAAAAGAAGACTGTGAAGATTAACAACCACTTTTTCTATAAGACTAGACCGTGAACAGGCCTCGGAAATTTTGGACAAAACAAAGAGTTTGTCAGGCCCGAGAGATGCTTGAAAAAGGGGTGGCTGTACGGGAGATAGCTTACCAAATGGGAACTACCCGAAATGCCGTTCTAGGGATGAAATTTCGGAACCTGCCTGAAATGCATATTGAGGCTCCTCCACGCGAAAAGGCTCCTCCACCGCCTCCCCCGGAGGGTAACTTCCGTTACCGTAAATGCCTGAAATGCCAGAAGACAAAGCTTCTGGAAAAGCCCATGTACATCTGCAAAGAATGCAAGGACGGCGACATTTTTGGGAGCGTTTTCGGATGAGGCCGCTTGACACGTATCAGGCAAGGAAGTAGTTTTAAACGGTCGCTTCAGTGGTGAGTTGCGACAGTTTTCCTTTGGTTGAAAAGACCCTCTAATTTTCGCTTTGCCGATGTTAGGGGGTCTTTTTTTTGTTGACGAGGTCGTATGCGATAATATACGCTGTCTTCCTAACCAAAGGAGATGAACCGCTATGACCAAACAAATTACGCAAGACTTTGTCCCCGAAAAACCAGTTGTTCAGGACTGGCAAGAGGCCGTGCGCTGGGTATCCCACGCGATAGACGTGGAGTCCGGACGGCTGATGGACGCCGGACACGAAAACCCCGATTCCTTTCTCAAGGCAGAAACCCTGCGGGCATCATGGAAGCGTGTGTTGCGCGGATGAAACTGTACACAACCGAAGACGAGTACCGCAAAATCTGTGCGGATTCCGAAGAGGGCCGCTCGCGGACCGTGGCCCTCTCCCGGAAGCTCGTCCGTAACCTGATCCTCGATCACACGCGTATGGCTGTTAAGCTGGACAAGTTGGGCGAGGGTATAGAAAAAGGTAAACCAAAAGATGGCTGACGTATTTGTGAAAATATTCATCGAAGCGTTCTTGAAGGTGCTTTTCGGATGACGAGGCATACAATTAAAGAGAGAGAGAACCACATGGTTTTGCTTATCACACTACCTTGCCCGGTTTGCGACGGGGAAGGTACCGTTGACCGCGGACCGTGGATAGAGGGTCTGTGTTTCGAATGCCTCGGGGAAAAGTATGAGGAAGTCTTGGAAACAGGTTGCGAGACCAAAGCTGAAGCGCGTCTGAATTATCCAGACGCCGTAGACATGGAGATAATAGAATGAAGATTCCAGCAACCATACTTGTTGCGGGTGAAAACGTTCGCGTAATGATAACCACGGCCCGCGGCCCGGGAGGAGAAGCAACGTACGAGCTATTCGACCCCGAAAAATACAACGGTCAAAAGGACCTTTATAAGGACCCCTTGTTGCAAAAATGGCTGTCGGAGCAGAACTGATGAAGAAAGTCACCGGCGGTAAGTCACCCACTGACCTTGAGAACCCAGAACACTACGCGCAGCAAGCCATTCAGCCTGCTGAATACATCATGCAAAACGAGATGGACTGGTGGCGTGGAAACACAATAAAATATGTCAGTCGCGCGGGCCTCAAAGTCGGCCCCGGTTCTACCGCGGAAGAAGCCGAGATAGACGACCTGATTAAAGCGCGGCGGATGATCGAGATGCGGTTGAACCAGCTCCGGGGGGTCCGTATTGATTTTCAAGGGTAACGACCTGTTTAGCAGGCGGCGGCGCTCTCAGTTCCACACTTGGGACGAGATATGGCGCGTGCTTTACATGTTCCCCCCCGCAACGTGGTGGGAGGCTTTGTTCCCGCGAAAGAAGGACTAAGGACATGGAAACAGAAAAAACGCTTGCGGTGATCCTGCTTGTTGTAGTCTTCTTGGTTACTCTCAAAATAATCTTAGGACCGTAAGAAGATGGCTGTAGAACGCGCAGGAGAAAAATTCTCCGGTTACAACAAGCCAAAGCGCACGCCCGGGCATAAGACAAAGTCTCACGCGGTCTTGGCAAAAAAAGGAGACACCGTAAAGCTGATCCGTTTCGGTCAGCAGGGTGTCTCCGGTGCCGGTAAAAGCCCAGACACCACGAAAGGTAAAGCCCGGCGCAAGTCTTTTAAGGCTCGCCACAAGGCGAATATTGACCGGGGAAGCATGTCTGCGGCGTATTGGGCCAACAAAGTTAAATGGTAAGCTTTTTATAGACCACGATTAACGGGCTGTTTTCGCCACTGAACTCTTGCTTTTCACCCGTCTGTACGGACGCGGTTTCCGGTTCCCCCCTTCTTGCTCAGGGCACGCTGACTCAGCCCTTTGTTTTCGCGGGCTTTCCTCAAGGTTTTAGCTATATATTCCGTCATGTAGCTCATTTGATCTGCTATTCTATATCTTATAATATTTTTGATATGTATTAATATATCATTCCTGAATACCAACATCTTATTTTGCGTTAACCGTAACGATACTCTCGCGTTCGGAGGGTCAGTCGAACGCTTACCCTTGACTCCACGCAGAAAAGGGGTTGACGCACATAAAGCCTTTTATGTATAGATAATGGCGCATACCAAGGAAAGGCACAGAAAATGCAGAAACCCGACACCGACCACACCTTTAACGGTCGCCTCGTGTCCGACAAACACCGCGAGAAGTTTCCGACATGCTCCAAGTGCGGCATGTCAACGTGCATGTACAACCACCTGATTTACCTGCGCGCAAACCCACCAAATAAGGAAAACTACAATGCTTGACGCTATCATCGACGCACTCTTCCCAAAGCAGAAATCGCGGATCGCGGACCTTGACCAGAAGGTCGATATGCTTCTCGAAGACCTTTACCGTAGAGCAGAAGGTAAATTTTCGGCAGCAGGCACCAACGAATTTATCCCCGTGCCAAAATTTACGCAGGGCTCAAAGAAGGGGAAGGTCATCTTCTGTCCCCGTTGCAGCCATAGCCACAAGGTACACAATTTCGCGTGGAACGCGCTCAAGTGCCTTAGCTGCGGCACCCCTACCACCAAACATAATTGGCTGATGCGGAGGGCAAAATAATGGGCACGTCAAAAGTTAATGCGGTAGAAAAATACGTAAACACCAAAAAGAAAATGCGGAAAAAAATCAGCGTCGCGGAGGCCACTGCGCGATTACAATCGGTGTTCACTTGGCGCGGCGATACCGTCCTCCCCGAAGAGTGGATCGAAAAGGTCACCGAAGCGCTGATAAACCCTATTAACACAATGCGCGAACTGGACGGCGACATGTATGTGTCGGATTACAATAAAATTATCGGCATCCTCTACGAACTGGAGAAAGCCAACACGGCCATAAAGAAGGAGCGCTGCGATGACTGAGGACAAAAGACCCCTCAATAAAGAAAACACCGCCCGTCTTTTGACGTTTATTTCAACGGTTTCGCTTACCCCGATAAGCGTACTTGCGGCCAAGGCCGGTGTCGCCAAAAGCACCCTCACCCGGGTTTTCGACCCGAAAAGCCCGTATCTGCTGCGGCGCAAAAATCTGCAGATAGTCATCAACGTCGCCGAAGCAGTTGTGGGTGCGCGTGTCATGCTTTGCTGCGGGAAAGTGAGCCAATCTCTTTACAACAGGGAAGTAGAAGACCTCCTTGCGTACAACAAAGTGGTCGCGGCGTTACTCCTCTACCGAGACGATGACGTTCGCATCTTTAACGAACTGGAAAACAACGCATGGGCCCCGGTGTTGAGGCTGGTGAAACACGCAAAGGGAATACAATGAAAACCATCGAAGAAACACTCGGCCTCGAACTCGTCACCAACGAGTACCTCGTCCGCAAACTCCGCGAACGCGCAGCAGACGAAGAATGGACCAACGGCGACGAAGCAGAAGCAGCGCGCCTTAGATCGCGGGCCGCGGAACTCGAACAAAGCTGCTCGAAAGTCGAATGGGTGATCTAATGAAAAAAGACTGGATCAGGACCGAGTTTAAACTCATACGAAAAGAGGCGGGGGTTTCAGCAAAAACCCTCGCTTCGCGGACCGGGACCGGAATGAACACCATCTACAATTTCGAAAAAGGGAGAACCAACCCGGCCCTCGAAACTTTCGAGAAGTGGCTCAACGAACTCGGGCACGAACTAGAAATCCTGCAAATCGACCCAGAAACCCCAAACGCCTCTTAATGCTTGTTTACCGAAATAACAGTCCCTACGCCAAACTGGTGCGTAACATGTCGGCCCGGGCATACGACAACACCTCGGACACGTTCGAAGACGACCGGCGGCTAATAAAAGCCATCCAACGGGAAAACTCGGTCGGGTTCGAGGCTTTTTACGAAAGCGCGTCAGCCGCAAACAGGGAAAAAATATCCGACGCCTTACGTTGGGGGCCGCCACTCCGCAAAGAACGAAACACCAAACCCCTACCGCTGTCCAAGGTATTCCATCCACGATGCAAACCAAGGTATTCGAAATAAATTGGGTGCGACACTAACTAACCACCACCCACGGCCCGCGGTTCGACAAAGCAATGGAACAACGGAACAGGAACGGATCGGGAAAAAGGACTGAAAATGGGGGAAAATAAGGAAGCGGCTAAAGGGCCGGTTAAGCGCGTGAGAGGGGAGGATTCGGGTGCGGCGGCTATGGGTATACCAAAAAGGGGTGGAAGTCGCTTGGAGGCGCTTCTAGGGCCGTTTACGGAGGGTGAGGGGGTGAGGCGGGGGGCGGAG